TCATGTGGGCGGTGGCATTACAACAAAGCAAGGCTGACCGTCCAACTGCACTCGCAGTGCTGCGCGGATCAGTCCCGGCTTGCCTACGCGCGGGCCTAGGCTTCGATCTAATTCATCGGCCATAGCGGCGATCTCGCGCAGGCGGCGCACCTCCCACAAAAGCGCGATCACGTCGGCAGAGTCGTTGCGGCCCTGGATTTCTTTCAGTTGCTCGATGCTGAGCGGCGCCCGAATCCTACTCATTACCACCTCTTCATAGCACGTTTAGATCGGTCCACATCAGCTCTGCAATGGATGGCTCCTCGTCCAGCTCAGCACGCAAAACATCACGGATCATCGCTGCCGCACCATCAGTTGGCCCCAGGCTGCGCTCCAGCTGGTCCGCCTTGGATACGATTGCGCGCAGGCGCCTGATCTCACGCAGCACGGCACGCATGTCCCGCGAATCGCTACGGAGCCGGATTTCCACCAGCTCGACTGTAGTTAGGGGCGTTTGAGAATTTCTCATGACCGCATCGGTCGAACGTTCCTGGTATCGGTTTCCGGCTCTGGCATGGCCAGATCCACCGCGCAAAGCCACGACTGCGCAAACTCGACCACATGGCCCTCTGCATTCGTTGTCCGCTCAAACCCTGCCAGCGTGAACTTGCCATCGTTCGCCCACACGATGTGCGGATCGAGCAGTTCCATATAAGGGCCTGGCCTGCCGGGCTGCGTAAGTCGCGCCACCTTCACAGGACGCCGCAGGCCCTGATCGGTCACGTCCATGATGACCAGCATCCCGTCGTACTTGACGGTGTACCGGTCGTTCAGCATGCGGCGCTCCACAGCCACCCCGGCTGCGCGCATCTTAACCACTCTTATCTTCATGGCACCAACCAAAAATACTGTATATGCATACAGTATAACGAACTGATACGAGTTGTACAGTAAACAAATGTACTGACATTCGTTGCTCAGCGCGCGTCGAAGAACAGTTCAGATAGAGGCTACGCCTGGCTCTGGCAGCCGGCAAGAACGACGCATCGACGCAGTACGTGTCGGCAATGATGCGGGCGCTGGGGATTTCGCTGGAGTTGATTGATCGATGCCAGAACCATGTGCTGCCGGCCAGCAAGGTGCGGCGACATTACATGCTGCACGACTATGCAGAGGAGAAGAAGGCTGCGTGGGCGGCGCTGGGTGAGCGGCTAGCCAGAATTTCTTTACCGAATTAAGCACAGACTATAATTAGAAAAATAGAAATTAGGATGAATAATATGAAATCAAATACGCCCACAATAAAATCTAAGTTCTGGTTCGTCAACACAGATAAAAAAAGCTTTGACGGGACTCCGGGGCACTCTAAGGATGACAGTCCATTTCGTTACTGGCTGAGAGATAAATGCCTATACGTGACCCCGGATCGAGAAGCTCCATTTAAGAAATATGATCTTGCATTAAAGAAAATTCAAGCCGGAGACCATGTTTTTGCTTATGAAAAAAAGGTTGGCTTTGTAGCTGTCGGTCGGGTTAACTCACCAAAAATTTTGCTCACTGACCAGGGCGGAGAGGACCTATACCCAGATCAAAGCAAAATAGTAGTGAGATCGATTTCCGTTGAATGGGATAACTCGACACGTCGAAATTTAAGCGAAATTAAGGGCTTTATTTTAGTAAAAACCTTGTGTCAATTAAAGGATAACCAGACCATATACAATGATGTGCTCGAACTGTTTCAAGAGTATGAGAAAAAGCGGCTCATTGCGCAACTGCCAAGCGAACGGCAGCAGATAGAGCGGATCCTTACCAGCCCGAGCTATGACAGCAAGACGCGCGAACAAATAATACAAGCTCGCGTTGGCCAAGGCGCGTTCCGCCGCGCAGTCTTGCTGAGGGAGCCAATTTGCCGACTAACCAAAATTGGCAATCCTAGCCACTTGGTCGCCAGCCACATCAAGCCTTGGGTGGCCTGCGAACATCAGGAGCATATTGATGGCAACAATGGAATCATGCTTGCGCCGCATATCGACCATTTGTTCGACAGCGGCCAGATTAGCTTCGAGGACAATGGCGGCTTATTGCTGGCAGCAGGACTTGACCGATCCGTGCTACATGCATGGAACATTCCAGAGGTCGCAAACGTTGGTGCATTTTCGGCGGACCAGGCCCAATATTTGGCGTACCATCGGAAAAATGTCTTTGAACGAAAAAGTTCACGCAACTGTCGTAATTTAATCGGGGATTGCGACATTCTGGATTTGTAGGCACCCAGCAATAACCACCTCCAACTCCCCCTCATATTTCCGCCCACGCGGCCAGTCCCGCGCCAGCGCCAGGACGATCTCTCCGTCCGTCGCCGCTGGCGCCAGCTGGTCGAACTCGTAGACCGGCCGCTGCGGCACCACCTTGACACATGGTGTAAAGACGGGAACTTCGACCCGCTGCGGCGCCGGCGGCGCGCTGCCGCAGCCGATCAGAACCAATGCAAGCATCCATTTCATCGCACACCCTCCAGCAACAGCCTCACGGCTGGCATAGCCTCGTCGCAGGTATTGGCGCGCGCTCCAGCGATCTGCGCCAGGGCAGCGTCGTACTTCTTGCCCTTGGCAGCGGCGGCCGCCTGCGCCGCGGTGCCGCGCTCCTGCGCCGCCAGGGTTGCCTTGGCCATGCCATCGATGGCGCGGTTTTGCTCGCTGATCGACGCGCGCAGCGCAGCGCTGACGCCCTGCTCCCGCACCAGCGCAGCGCGCGCGGCGTCACGGTCGCCAGCGGCCAGCCACCAGCCCGTGCCGGTGGAGCTGGCCACCAGCATCAGCGCGGCGGCCAGCACGATGGCGGCCACCTTCCAGATGCAGCTGACGGCGGCGCCCGCCAGCGTGCCAAGGGCGCTCATATGATGCCCGCCACGTAGCTGACACCGGCGCCGGCAAACTTGGCCGTCAACACCTGGCGGCGTGGCGCGCCCGTCGACAGCGCGATATGCACCCACGTTCCCTCGTAGATCAGCTGGTCGAAGGCGATATCGCTTTGCCGGATCAGCAGGGCCAGCGCCTTGGGCGTCAGCTTGGCCGTGCTGATATCGGCAGCCAGGCCAAGCACATGGGCGCTGTTGCTGGCGCCGCCCACGGCCTTGTTGAGCGCGGGCGAGCGGTAGCCGCTGGAAATAGCGATGGGCGCACCGACCAGCGCGCGCACCTGCTCGAGCAGCGTGGCCAGGCGCGTGAGGTTGGCGACGATGGCGGGCGCCGGCGCGTTGTCGATGCCCTTGCGGGTGGACACCTGCGAGGCGACCAGTTCGGCCAGGCTGAAATGTGGACTCAGGTTCACAGGCCACCCCGCACGTCCTTGACGACGGCGGCCGCATCGCGCGCCAGCTCGCCGATGTCCTTGTCGCGGCGCTTGTCAAACCAGCGCACCGTGGCGCCCAGCACCCACCAGGCAGGCAAGCCGGCTGCCACCATCAGCGGCGCGGCAATGAACAGGAAGCCCAGGGCCGGATCGCTGCCGTACAGCACGGCGACGGCGCGCGCGCTGTCGAACAGGCCCGGCATCCAGTTGCGCACGACCACGACCAGGGCCGGGCCCATCAGGGCGGAGAAGAGAATGGTGACGAAGAAGCGCACGCCCGCTTCCTTGGCAGTTTTTGGCCACATGAACATGAATCCCAGTGAGGTTGCGGCAGCGCCGGCCAGGACCGGAATGCCAAAAATTTTAATCAGTGCGCCGCCAGCGGCGGTTGTTTCGATGGCCATGAATGCCTTTCAGGTGGTGGAAATAAAAAAACCCGCCGAAGCGGGTTTGTGGTGATGCAAGCGGTACAGGGGTTAAATCTCCTCGATCTCCAGCGGCATAGCGTAGTTTTCGTAGTACGGAATGCTCATCGCCGAGACCGACGACAGCTTGCCGAAGATGGTGTGGTCACGTGCCAGCTCCAGGTCGGCCGATTCCGGGAACAGGCTGACCAGCATGGCGCCGGACATGCCATTGCGACGCACGATGCCGAACAGCGCCGTGCGGTCGGCCGCCGGCAGTGTGCTCAACTGCAGGGGCATCTTGCGCGAACGCGGGCCAGCGTCGGTCCACAAGTCGCCAGCGCCGGTGCGGGTATGCGTGCTGGCGTCCATGGGCGTCACGGACGCGCCATAGTCCGGGTTATTGGTGGGCGACCAGTAAGCACCCGTCACCAGGCGACAGGCCTCGACATACCCTTGCAGGTTGGCCGGGTCCTTGATGTCAATCGCCAGGCCCAGCGCCGGCATCTGTGCCGACAGCCAGTGACGCGCATAGGCACCACCACCATTGCTGTAAGCGCTGGCCGCCTGCAGGGGCGTGAAACCGTCGACCGCTGCTGCTGCGGCCGGACATGCCGGCAGCATGCCGCTGTCGTAGCTGTAGCTCTGCCAGGCGTCGATGTAGCCAGCCGGGCGCACGCCTGGCGCGGAGGGGGCGACGTCGGCTGCGCGCGTCACGGCGGCGGTCGTGGTCGGAATATATGAATCCGCATACAGCCCTACCTGGACCTGCCCGCAGGCGCACCATAAAGAATCGCCGACGAAGATGCCCTGCAGCCCAAAATAATGCACTGCGGTGGTGGCGGCCGTGTACGTGACGCTGTAGCGCGCCATCGGCGAATTGGCAGGAATTGTCGAGAACGCCAATACGGAACCGGAAGCGGGCCAAACCCCCAAGCTGCGCGGCGCCGTTCCAGCGGCGACCCACATGCTGAACGTGTAGGTGACGCCAGCTGTCAGGGAAATGCCTTGGCCAATGCCGGAGCCGCCGGAAGTCGGGCTGACCTTGTATGTCGGCGTGCCGTCTGGCGCAAGCACGGCGGGATCGGCCGCCACGGTAGCCGCACCACCCCAGCGCATGTTCCAGTTCGCGCTGGCGATATTGCCAGACTGCAGGGCAAGGTTCGTCGCGGCCGGCTCCAGCAGCAACTTCGGTGGAGCAGACAGATTTGCTGGGTTGTACTGCATCCTGGCCACGTTCGCTGCCGCCGTTTGCAGCAGGCCATTACTACCAAAGAAAGTACCGATGGAGGCACGCGACGTGAAGGTATCCAGCGAGGGGTAATAACTGCTCAACGCCGACCCCTCCACCACGCTCAATCCCCAGTATTTGGTGCTCAAGCCGCCGTTGGACAAATCCGGGTAATTCAAGACCGCCAATCCCGCAAATTCGCGGCTGTTCACCACGCCAGCCAGCCGATATACGCCAGGAACGGAGGTTGCCGACAACGTCGGCGCCATCACCCATCCAGCGCCGCCATTTCGAATGGCCGGCACACCGTTCGCCCAGTCAATGATCGCTGACGCCGTGTTCAGGGAAATCGCCGGGTCGTAAATGCTGAAACGAGATCCTGTCGCGCTGCCGGCCTTGATGAAGAGCGACACGACATAATTGGTAAAAGTCGCGCCCGCGATAACTTTCTGGCAATACGATGTCGTGCCCGGAGTCGATTTCAAGGTGCTCATGGTCAAGGAACCATCTGGCGCGACATCCGTATTGGGCAACACAACAGTCGGCCCAGGCCTGCTGTAGCCTGGTGCCCAAAAATCGGATGAATAGGTGTTCAGGTTCGTTGCCGCCGACTCATTCGACACGCGCACGCGCATCGTCGCCGTCGGCGACAGGTTGCAGAACGGTAGGAACACCCCGCCAATGCGCTCGGGCACGGCCCAGGTAGCGCCCAGGCGCGCCGTGGTACCGGTAGCGCGCCAAGGACGGCCCTTGCGGTTGTTTTGCAGGTTGGCCACGCCCAGCGTACCGGCCGTGGTGCTGGCCGTCAGCGCAGCACGGTCGGCGGCGTTGTCGTAGATAATGCGAAGATTGGTCATACAGTACCTTCAGTGAGGTCTGGTAGTTGAGAAGCCGCTGCAACCACCATGCGCACATCGGCTGCCGACGTAGCAGCCACAATAGCTGCCTTGAGCTCACGGCAGCGAGCATGATGGTGCGCCACAAATCGAGCTTTCGCCTCGATCATTGCCGCCTCCAATTCGATCACCTGCGGTGCCGTCAGCAGTAAATCCGTATTGTCGAACACACGCCACACAGCGCCATCTGGCATCAGTCCCAATGCTGCGCTGCGTGCAGCCAGCTTGATGGCCGCTTCGGCGCGCAAGTCACCGTCGTACAGCACGCCGCCGTAAGAGAAGCGGTCGAACCCTGCGAGGCGCCTGTCGCGTTTGGCATTGGCATCCGCGATGGCGCCTGCCTGCACGTCGACCAGCAGCACCTCAGGCGGATACGACACCAGTGCGCCATCGATCATTCGCAGGCGCGGGCACACCAACTCACCAGGCAGAAGCTGATGTAACGTCAGGCCTTCCACTGCGGGGGGGCAGTCGCCGGCCGCCCATTGCTGCACGTAACCGGCTTTATCGAGGTATGCGTATTTCAAACTCATGCTGTTGGGTTCTTTATGTTGGTGCTGATTTGCAGGGATGCATCGGTGCCGCTGGTACTGCTGCCCGTCCGGGTGGCGAGGGCTTTGAAATAGGCGCCAGACCCTGTGCGGGACGCATCAGCAGGAACGGAAACAGTCACCTGCTCAACGAACGGTAGTATCTCGTCCTCCCAGACGCCACTGCCGAGGCCTCGCGCAGACGCCGTCCAGGATTTTATGAGCGTCGTTTCGCTGCCTGCGGCGCTACCCCAGTACAGTGAAATGGTAACGCTGGAGCCTGATGCGGCCGCCGTAGTCACCTGCCCATCGAGCTGCACGGTGACCTTGTGCGCCGCAGCAATGCCGGTAGCACTGCCCAGCGTTACTAATACGACGGGATAGCTCGTCATGTCGCTTTGCCCATACACCGGGCCCGTCGGGCGCCCTGTGATCGACAGAGCACTAAACTCAGCGGTGCCATCAGCGTTGATCATCCAGCCGTAGCTGCCCGGGTTGTATGTCTGCGAGCGGATCACGGTGCCGATAAGCGCCATGTCCGTGGCCAGATTCTCGGCCGTGACGTTGCGGCCGGACAGCGCACCTCGGAATGTGCCGCTGTTCGCGTAAAAATTCCCGTTCCTGTCCAGCAACCATCCCGTCGTGCTGCCGTTCCAATTGCTGCTGTAAATGTCGCCGCCGATCTGCGCATTCACGATAGCGGCATTGGCGATGTAGGTCGGAGAATTGCTCGGCGTGATCTGGCCATAGATGTTATCTCCAAAGCCGGCTCCTGGGCCATCCGCCCAGGCTGAGGGCACAGTCTGCGCGGACAGCGCCACGCCGAAGTACCAGAGAGACGTGAAAAGGTAAGCGTTCGTGCCTCCATTGCCAAAAAGCACGGCGCGCACGGCAGCGTAAGCAGCGCCGGCCGGGGCGGTGGCGAACACTACGGATCTAGGCCACGCGCTCAAGGGGCCGGTAGACAGGGAATTATCTACGTTATTCCCGGTAAATTCCGCGATGTAGGCCCCGCTCGCAGTATAGAAGGCAAGGTTTACAGCCCCCTTGCAGCGATGCGAGCTCACGTACGCGGTAAGCTCGTAGCGCACGCCAGCAGTCACTGGAAATTTTCGGAAGCCAGACCCCTGTTTGGCGGCTAGAGTAGCGACAGACCCCGCTGGGACGACTCCAGAACACTGTATGAAGACCCCACCCGCGCCGGTAGGAACGTAAGCTGTGTCGCTCGCCCCGAAGGTAGTCGTACCTGGGGAATACGTTTGTACCAGGCCAAAGCCTCCAACGGTCCCTGGATAGGGGCCAGAATTGCTGATCAAATTCCCTGCACCAATGCCGGCGTTCAAATAGTCCGCCGTCAGGGGCGCGCCGGCGCCGAGGATAACATTGCCCTCAGGGTCCTTGATAACCAGCCCGCGCGCGTCAATTTTAGCTGCCGTAACGGACTCCGCCCCGAGTGCTTGGGTGGCGATGCTGCCCTGCACCAGCAGGTGGCCGTCGATGTAGGTGCCCAAAACATACCAGGAGCCGCCCTGATAATACTTCGTCACCGCATGCGTGGCGTCGTGCAAGGTCACCACGTCGCGGTTAATCGGCGCACCGTAGCCTGCATGACCCAGTTCATACACGGCCGAGTCATCCGACCAGGTGGAATAGCCGGGCGCCGTCACCGTCACGGTGCCGCGCTGGCCGGTGGCGCCATCGGCCGCCAGGCGCGCGGCCGCCGACCATTCACTGGCCAGAATGTCATCGGTGGCGCCGCGCGACGCGGCCGTGGCGCCCGATGTGAACAGGTATGCACCGCCCGCCGTCGGCACCTGCGTCGACCAGCCGTTGTTAAGGCCTGTCAGCGCGCCCGTGGCAAAGGTGAATGTGCATGCCGCGCTCGGCAGCTCCGGCGCCACATTGGCGGCGGCACGCTGATAGATACGCACGGGCGCCACATTCAGGCCATCCAGACCAGCTGCACCGTCGGCTGCCATGCGTGTCGCCGCAGCCCATTCTGCCGCTGGGATGTCATCCGTAGCGGCAATTGACGCGGCCGTGGAGCCCGACGTGAAGAGGTAGGCGCCGCCCGCCGTCGGCACCTGCGTCGACCAGCCGTTGTTAAGGCCTGTCAGCGCGCCCGTGGCAAAGGTGAATGTGCATGCCGCGCTCGGCAGCTCCGGCGCCACATTGGCGGCGGCACGCTGATAGATACGCACGGGCGCCACGTTCACACCGTTCTGTCCAGGCAGGCCATCCTGGGTCAGCAGCACGGCAGCCGTCCATTCGTTGGCGGCAATGCCATCCGTGGCGCTGCGCGAACTGGCCGCTGCTACGCGCACGTACAGCGGTGCCGTGCCGGCCGGGATGGTCTTGGTCCAGCCATTGGCCAGGTCGTTGTCGACCGGCGTGGTGATGGCTGCACTGGAGAACGTGTAGACCACATCGCCGGGCGAGTCGACAGGCGCGGATGCCGCCCGCTTATAAGCGAAGGCCTGTGCCGTGTTCGTGCCATCAGCACCGGTGGCGCCGTCCCTGACCAGCAGCACGGCCGACGACCATTCGTTGGCGACAATATTGTCCGTGGCATTGCGCGAGCTGGCAGCGGCCACGCGCACGTACAAGGGAGCCGAACCAGCCGGGATATTCTTTGACCAGCCATTCGCTAGGTCGTTGCCGGCAGGCGTCGTGATGCTGCCCGTGGCAAAAGTAAAGATCACGTCACCCGGCGAATCAGTAGGGGCGGCCGCCGCGCGCTTGTAGGCGAAGGCCTGGCCCGTGTTCAAGCCGGCCAGGCCGGTGTCACCCCTGGCGCCGTCGAAGACCTTACTGATGATGTAATTGGCAATATAGTCGACGCCGAATTCGCGGATGCGCGCCTGCACCAAGGCCGTATCCGTGGTCATGCTGGCAAAGTCAACGGTGGCCACGTTGCCGTCGACTGCGATCTGCGTGCCGGCGGATACCGAAAACACGATATCGCCCACCACGTTCACGGGCTTGGCCGTGATGGCAATCGAGCCGGGCGCGCCGGCGCCGGCGCTGTTCACGCGAAACACGGGCGTGGCGGCGGACATCAGGAGGGCCTTGCCGTCGGCGGTGGTGCTGAAACGCTCGGCCGACGCCTGCAGGCGCTTGTCACGCGTACCTACGATGGCGCTCATACCAGCACTCCCACCGTCACACGGCAATCGAGCCACCGGCGCGAAAGCAGCACCACCACACCAGGCACGCCGTCCTGCAGGCCGTAGCGCCGATGGCGCAGCACGACAGCTTGTCCCAGTTCCAGCATCATCATCTCGGGCACCCCTTCAAATTCGTAAGTGGTGCGCTGCACCTTGTTCAGCGCCAGGCGCCGAGCCGCTTCCGCCGCCGCATCCGACTCTTGCTTGAGGCAGGTTTCGATCTGCGGCGGGTCATCGGTCAGGCGGTAGCGCGCGCGCACCGCCTCGTCGACCGCCGTGACCGTCATCCATTCCGTCGCGTACATATCGGCATGCTCGGCCGGGATGCTGGTAGTCAGGCTGGGCTGCAGCGTGTAGTTCCGGTCGTAGGCGATCTTGACGGCCGCCACCACAGGCAAGCGCGCGACCTGCCGAAGCGAACCTTCGATCATCTGCGCAGGGCCGATTTCCACCGGAATGCCGGCAGCCGGTAATGCGATCTGAACCAGGCGCAACTGGCCGGTGCTCGACATGACCGCCTGCGCGCCGACACTCGCCGCCAGCTGCTGGATGGCCTGCGCCTGGTTCATCCGATCCGCCACATACAGACCCACCGGCTGCTGGTGGGCAGCATCGAACGCTGCCAGGTTGGCCAGGTCCAGGTCGGCCAGCGTGAAGCGGTCGGCCGCCTTGCCGTAGGCGGTGGCAATGCGCTGCACCAGCGGCGCGATGCGCGGCACGTAGCCTCCGCCCTTGTCGCCTTGGACGCTGACCGTGATCGCTGCCGAATAGGGTGGCGTGGTCAGATTGAAGCGCCCGGCCTGATCATTGAGTGCCACGGCAATCGGCTTGCCGTTGGTGCGCACCTCGAAACTCGACTCGACAGCGCCGAGAAAGCCGTATTCCAGCGTGGCCGGGTTCGTCAGCAAGGGCGTGACGTTGTGGCACTCACCAAACGGCACTGGCAAGGTCACGTCCTTGTTGGGCGTGGTGCCACCCAGCTTGGCCTCGGTGATCGGCGTGTCCAGGCGCCCCATCTTGTCGCGCAGCGCCAGATTGATCGATTCGGGGCCGGCACTGCTGACATCGGCGACCAGGCCGTCGAAGCGTAGTTGGAATTCTCCGCGCGCCCAGCGCACGTCACCGAACCAGACCTTGATCGGCTGATTGCGCCAGACGTCGGCCAGCCAGCTGTCGAGCGAACCGTCCGTATTGGCCAGCTCGATATCGCCGCCCGACAGCCCCGCCTCGCTCGTCAGGCTGATCTGTTCTGTAAAGGCCAGACCGTCCGTGACCAGCGCCAGATACGCCGTGTTGGGCGGCACATCCAGCGGACCGGTGACATACGAACGGGAGGCAATGTACCGCGTCACCTCCTCGCCTGCTACGTTCACCTGTACCTCGACCAGGGCCGTGCGATGGGCTGTATCGTCCTGCAGCCATTCTAAAAATTGCGCATCGGTCACTTCGAATACTCCTCTTGTTTTCCCCACACATCGGACTTGGTTGATTTTTCGACACCTGCCACGACGGTCTTGGCCGCTTTGTCGTTCGATTCGACGGTGCCTCGGATCAAGGCACCGGTCTGCTTGTCTTGATCGGCGCGCAGCCCTTTGACCTCTTCCCGCAGGCCCTTGATCTCAGCCACCAGGGCGTCGGTGTTGCCGCCGCCCTGGCTCGGTGCGCCGCCGAAGTAGCGGCGCATGGCAGAGGCAGCTTGCGCATCCACCACCACTTCACCGCGGTGAAGCTCGGCCGCGTAGCCATCAAACGGTACGTTGGCCAGGCCGCCGGAATGGGAACCGTCGAACTTGACGCCCAGCCCAGTGGCCGTGCCCATCGCCGCATGCAGGTTGGCGATGGCTTGCGCCACCGTCAGCACGCTGTCGTTGATGGTGATCAGGCCCGACACCTGGGCCTTGAGGGCATCCAGGCTGGCCTGCTGCACGTCGACCTGCGCCGAGGCCCATTTCAATGCCTCTTCATTGGCCGCCAGCACGCGGGCGTAATCTGCCGTGTAGCGGGCGTCCGAAGCGTTGACCACCTGTGAGGCAGCCAAAAAGGCTTGCTCGACACTATCCAGCTTTGATCTCGCTGTCGTGTCGCCCGCATTTGCCGCCGCCAGGGTCTTCTCGAACTGGACCCGCGCTTCGGCATATTTCTGCTGCGGCGTCAGGATGGACTGGCTGCCCAAGGCCATGCTGGCGTTCAGGCCGTTGAGGGTGTCCACCCACGACTTCGATTTATCCAGCGCCGTTTGGGCCGCTGCAGCCTCTCTGTCGTAGGCCTTGCCCAATGCGTCCTTGGCTGATACCACGGCTTTGGCCGCCTGCACCTGGTCGAAGAGCGCCTTATTGACGTCGGCGATGCCAGCGCGCTGAATGGCCAGCAACGCCGTTTCACTTTTCGTCAATTCGTTCAACTGCTGCAGCAAGTCCTTGCGCTCGCTGGCGATTTCGCTGGCAGTCTTGTTCACTGCTGCGAGGTCGCCGGTGGCAGCCGCCAGCTCAGCCGCGTAGTCAGCTGCTTTCTTGAACGGCTCAGCGATGGCGATCAGCTGCGCATACATCGCCTGGCCAGCGGCCGTGTTCAGGTCCTGCGCCAGCACCAGGGCCTTGAACTGGTCGACCGTGGTCACGCCTGAAACGCCCAACTTGCCCATGGCATCGTTCACCGACTTGGTGATCGGCGCCATGCGTTCCGCTTCCGTCAGGAAGTTCTCGACGAAATAGCCGGTATTGGTCGTCAACGCCTCCAGGCCGCCGGTCGCCAAGATCAGGCTTTCGCTGAGCGCCACAGCGCCCAGGCCGGTGGTGTTGAAGGACTTGCCCAGGACGGCCAGCACGTCGGACACCTGCATGAAATCATTGGTGACGCGCACCAGCGTTTCCAGATAACCCTCGCCGACAGCCTGGTATTGCGCCAGCCCAGCCACGCCGAACTTGGCCATGTCGTCGCCCATCTTGGAAAACGCCGTCTCCAGGGCTTTCTGCTGCTCTTCGCCCGACAAGTCCTTCAGCGAGATCTTGCCCAGGTCCACCACGAACGAATTGAGGTGCGCATTGAACGCAGCACCACCCAGGCCCAGCACGTCGGCTGCGCTGCGGATGGTGTCGCCCATGCTGGTGATGATCATGGTGAACTGGTCGTTCATTTCGTCCGACAGCGCAGCCGTTTTGGTGCTGTCCTTGCTGCTGTAGCTGATGCCGAACGCCTTCTTTTTGACGTTGATGTCGGCATACGCCTGGGCATTGAAGCCCAGCGCGTCGACGTTGCCCAGCGATGTGGCCGCGCCCGTGATCCCGGAGTCCTTGACCGACACGGTCGTTTTGATCAATTTCGACACCACAAAACCGATGGCGGCACCGATGGCCATGCCGATGGGGCCGGCGACTGCGCCCATCATGGTCAGGCTGCTGCCGATGGTGCCCATGGTCATGGCGCCGGCAATACTGCCGCCCAGCACAGCGCCGCCATACGTCGCAGCACCCGTCAACACGCCTTGTCCGACCTTACCCAACGTGGGCGTGCTGCCGGTGGCGATGCCCGCCGTCGCGCCAGCGCCGGCGGCGGTGATACCCGAGCGCGCCAGCAGGTTGCCCAGGTTACCGATGCCGGCCACCATCTGTTTCAGTGACTGGTCCATCGAAATGGTGTGCGCCAGGCCCAGGCCGGAGTTCTTCTCCATGATGGCCAGGCTGTGTGCGATCGATTCCGATTTCGCGGATGAGTCGCCCAGGATGGATCCGGTACCGGTGGCGGCCTGGCGATCCTTGGCAGTCGTGTCCGATCCACTGCCACCAGAGACGGCGAAGCCCAGGGCCGCCATCGCAGCTGCCATCGCCGCCATGCGAATCCAGGCACTGTACGGATCGCCCTGAGCCTGGGTTGCAACTGCCACCGCTGCAGCGGACGTGCCTTTGACGGTATCGGCAGTCAGCTGCGTCGCCACGCCGGCTTGAACCGCAGCCGCTTTTGCCGCCTCGCCGCCCACCGTAGCTGTCGTGACAGCGGAAACGGTGAACAGTTTTTTCACCATCGACTCAATCGCCATCGCCATTTCCACGGCACGATAGGCTTTTTCCGCCCCTTCCAATGCACGGTAGCCGGCGGTGTTTTCCTTGAAGAAGCCCTTGGCGGCGCTGGCCATGTCTCCATAAGACTTGATCTGCGCCTGCGCGCCCTGCTGGGCCGCAGCGGCCTGGGCTTTGGCGACTTTGGTCGGGTCACCATACGCATCTTTAGTAGCAGCGGCCAACTGCGCAGCGATAGCCTGCTGCTGCACGGCATAGCCAGACAAGGCCGTCGTCAGCCCACCGATGGCAGTGCCAACCGCGCCGAACGACGCAGCCATGCCTTGCGCTGCCGACTTCGTTGCAGTGTCAACAGCCGTCAGGATATCCAGCAGCTCTTTGGCCTTGGCCACGTCGCCGCCCTGCTCTTGCGTCGAAGCCCTGCCTTGCACGATGCCAAGGCGTTTCATCGCTTCAATCTTGCGATTGATGCCATCGATGACCTTCTCATTGCCCTCGAAACTTGCAAGAGCAGCTTTTTGCTCTTCAAGGTCAGCGACAGCCAGTGCCGTCTTGGCCGCCGGCAGCATGCCGTATGTACGGATCTGCTCTTCGACGGCAGCGACTTGCGCGTTGATGCTGGCGATTTCCTTGTTCGCAGCATCGGCGGCTGCCGTCGCGGTTGCCGCCTGGCGCAGGCGCTCTTCCTCGTCGCGGGTAAAGCTTGCATCGAAGAATGCCTTCTCTGTCGCATCTAGCTTGCCGCTAATTTCGTTTAATTCTTTTGCATGCTTTGCCTTTTCTTCCTTTGTTGCGCTGTTGTGGTTATTCAATGCGTCGATTTGAAGTTGATAAGCGTCAATCTCTGCCTCGTAGGTTTTTAGCGCGTAGTCGCGCTTGTTCGCGTAGGCCTGCTGAGCCGACAGCTCGCCACCCTTGAGGTACATGTCATCAAGCTTGCCCAGGGCATCGTAGTGGGCTTTGGAAGTCGCGGCTTCCTTCGCGTACTGCTTGATCTGGTCGGCGAGCTGCGTGTTTTCGACCTGGTCGGCTTTTGGCTTTGGCTCGCGGCCTTCGGTATCGCGATAGGTGGGCGTGCCGACATAGGTTTTCTCGTAAAGAGCGAGAACTTTCTTGCGCGCCGATTCTTGAGCGACCGCGCCTTCTGATGCTGATTTCAGGAGAATGTCTGACGCGGCTTTGGCATAGTCTGCATCTACCTTCAAACGCGCGTCGGCTTCCGATTTGCGCCTTGCTGTCCGGGTTGCATTGCGCTCTGTCTCTGCGATCGCAAATCTATCGAACTCACCTGTTAGTTTGGCCTGATGACTCACATAGTCGACATACTCTTGCGCCAACTCGCTTTGCAAGCCTGACTCAATTCGCGCCGCGCGACGCACGCGCTCCGGCTCTTGAATTGAGCTGTCGGCATCATTTGCCCGCGCCTGGAGGCGAAACTTGCCCACCAGGTTGTCGCGCGCCTCACGGTGATCTGCCCATGCCCACGCTTTAACCAACACTGTATTTGCATTGCTTACAGTATTCGCAAGCCAAACAAAGGTCGCGGCAAGGTTATGCCCCCAATCCTCTAATTGATTGTTTTTAGATAACTCGCTTACCTCTCCGTTGGCATCTTTCAGGGAGCGCGTAAGTGCCATCACAGAAACGGTGAGCACTTCGTTGAACGTTTCGCCAAAGCGTGTTTTCAAGTCCGTAACGTAGCGTTGCATCGAAGTGATCTGCTTACCGGCTGTATCCATACTTGCGGCATAGGTCCCAGCAATATCGGAACCGCGATCAATCACAGCATTAAGACGCGCCTGCACGCGCTCGTTCTCCGTCAGCTCCTTGGTGGTCTTGCCTAGCTCATCGGCCATCTGGCGATATGCGCTTTGCAAGTTCACGTTAATACCGATATTCCGCAAGATCAGCACGTTGCCCCGCGCGATACCATTGACCAGGCGATCAAATGCGTCGGAAGAATTCAGGTGTCCGATTACCGCCGCATCTTGGGCAATGCGCGCCAGCACGGTGGCGTTTTTCAGGTCTACGTGCGCCTGCACCAGCTTGACGGCCGACTCGCGCGACTCGATCATCGTGATGCCCTGCGCCGCGATTGCCTCCGTGGCGGTGATCATCTGCGTCTTGGTATATCCAGCATTGCGGCCCACTACTGTCATCACGACGCCAAGAGTCTCATACCGTGCCGCCAGGAGAGCCGTTTCCTTCACGTAATCCCATACCTTCAACGCTGCATACGCCGCGCCAAGCATTTTGAGTCCATCAGCGAGAACGCCGGACGAGCGTGCCGCATCCTCTTTTGCCTTGACGGCGGCTTTGAGCGCATCCTCATGCGCCTTGATTGTTGCAATTGCTCGCTGTGTCTCTTGAGTGACGCCCATCTGCGCAGCCTGGTAGGCAAGCAGCTGGGTGCGGCTCATGCCAATCGTGGCCGCCTGTTCACGCATGCGCTCGATCAGTTGCTGCTGGCCCAGCGTCAATTGCGTGGTCGAGCCGCCCAGCGCCTGCGTGGCCTGGGCCGCCAGGCGCGCCTGCTCGGCCTGCGCACGCATGATTTTGGACGTATCATCCATCTGGCCATTGCTGATGGCTGCACGTTGGCCGGTGCGCTGCGTGGCATCGCCGAGCGCTTCGACGCTTTTGGCGGCATCGCTGCCGCGGCGCCACACACCGGCCGACGAATTGGTGAAGTTGTCCAGCGCGCTGACGCCCTCGGTCGATGTCGAGCGCACGCGCGCCGTCGCCGCGCTCAGCGAATCAACGGACGTGGTCGCGCCACTAACCTTTGGCGCAACGCGCGCACCCGCATCACCCAGCGCATCGACAGCCGCAGCACCTTCAGTTGCCTTAGCCTTGGCGCCAGCGCTGGCCTCGCCCAACTTGTCAACGGCAGCAGTGGCGCCAGCAGTCTTCTGCTCGACTCGCACCGCCGCCTCGCCGAGGGAATCCAGGGCTTTGCTGCCCTCGACAACCTGGCGCGTATCGATGGAAAGTCCAAGTTGGGCGATATCAGGCATTTATTTGTCCTTCTTGTTTTGGTGATAAATGAACAGCGCATCAAGGCGATCGATGGCGGCTTCTTCGAACGGATCGAAGCGGATGCCGTGGCGCACCTGCCAGGCCAATATCTCGGTGCTGGTCAGCGAATTCACAGCCATGCCGCACTGGCGTTTCTGGTTCAGCTGGGTGAACCAGGCCCAGATATAGGCCAGTTCGGGCGGCAACTGCGGCACCGCCGACGCCTCGGGCGCCCGATAAAGCGGGTTTTGCCGGGCGGTGTCCAGGTGATCGCCCTTCGCGTTGCCGTCGCCTGCCGCTGCCGCACGATCAAACAGGTGATCGGCGTACAGCAGCAGGGCCTGGATTAGACCTTCAAAAAATTGACGTCGTTTTCCAGGGCGGTCGTCACGCGGTCCTGCCAGGTCGGATACTTGTCGAACGCAGCGGCGATCATGTCCTTGTCGAACGCAGCCGGTGCGCCGTTGCTGGTGAAGCCGTACCAGTCGACGGCCACGGCCACGGCCAGGCGCTTCTGGTTGTCATCGATGACGTGCACCAGCTGATCTGCACCCTCATCCGTCGAGGCATCGATGGCGGTCTTGCGCTTAGCCGACTTCTTGTAGCCTTCGGCGCGCACGGCGTGGCTTTCCTTGCGGTACTCGTCGGAATTCTTGCCGACGATCTTGATGCCGGCCACGGGCTCGCCGTCGGCGTCGAAGATCACGGGCACGTCGAAGGTCACGCGCGCGGCAGGCGCGGACAGGTTGGAGATATCGAAGCCAGCGACGGCCAGGGCTTGAGCGGTGTTCAGGACTGCAGGTGCTTTGGTGGTATTCATGGGTAGTGCCTTTCGTGGGTAATAAACAATGCCCGTGCCGGCCGCCGCGCCCACGAAGGCGACAGCGACCGGTCGGTGCTGGGGTTGGCTTGCGCCAAAAAGGAAGCCCGGCGCGTGGCCGAGCAATGGATTACAGACTGGTGTCTTGGAAGGCCACGGTGGTTGCTTCGTGCTGCGCGTCAGCGCCCTGGTAACGCAGGATGTCGAAAGCGCAAGTGATAATTTTGTTTTTCTCGCCATCATCGACCTTGGCCGAGGTGATCTTGATGCGGCCCATGGCGATCGCCATGACTTCGGCCAGCGGCGCCGTGCTGGCTGCCATGGCGTAGGCCAACGGGAGTTCGACTTCCTGTTTGAAGTAATCGATGTATGCCGAATCCTGCATCAGCACCGTGAACTGGCCGCTGCCCAGTACCTTGCCGCGCGAGGCGGCCGTGGCGAACTTGGAACCGATCACCGGATCGATCTTGACTTGGCCATCGAGGGACAGCGACATGCCGGTGCAAATCTGCGACGGGATGCCGGCGACCGACAGCATCGCGGTGGCGCCAGAGAACTTGCCGGTACCGGGCGTGGCGGCTGGCGCCGCGAAGTACGCCGCTGGCGTGGTCGCGCCTTCCAGCTTGCCCATCAGGGTGAAGTCCATGCTCGTGATGCCGTTCGGCTGCACGGCGATATCGACCTTGCTGACCAACTGGTCGATGAAGCAGCGGTTGACGGCGATGCCCGGATCCTGAACTTCCGCGGTGAACCAGTCCGTGGTGTGCCCGGTCAGTGGCGTGAAGCTGCGCTTGCCGGTCGCGGTCACGGTCACAGGATCGCCGGCGGCTTTGACCGTCATCGCCGAGCCGTCCATGAACTGACCTGCCAATACCAAGGCAGTCACCGAGGTCACGAAGAAATTCTTACCGTTGTTGGCGGTGCCAGTGGTCAGCAGGCCGCTGATGCGCACCACGGTACCGGCGCGGTGGCCGTCGGCCAACCAGGAGCCAGCGGTGCGCGTCAGGCCCGTTGCGCCCGATGCGACCGTATTCTGCGCCGTGGTGACGCCTCCAGCGGTGAAGTCGCGACGCAGCAGCGCGGCCAGCAACGCGGTGTAGGTGCCGCAGCTCGCCTCGCCCTTGATGGCGCCGGAGGTGCGGAAGTTGCCCAGGCGGGTATCGCTCTGTTGCTGGCTCGGGTCAATCTCATTGCTCGAGTACTTGTCGGCGTCCGTGTCGAACGTCGCGGTCACGCGTGGATAGAGACGGCCGGCGGCGGCCAGCGCCTTCGTGCCTTCCGCTGTTTGCTTGCCGATAACGAGGAGGCTGTCGATTCCGTTTGCAGTGGTCATGGTGTGGATTGCCTTTCTTTGGTCGAAAAAAAAGACCGCCGAGGCGATCTATGTGGGGTGATGCGGGTTACAGGTTGCAAAAATACCTGATCTTGACAGGGACCATCCAGCGATCACTGTCCTCGCGGCCGTCGGCGATTTCAGGCGTGCGCTCGATCTGCACGGTCACATCGCCCTTCGTGAAGCTAGCGCCGCGGCGGAACAGCTCCTTGATCATTTCAGCGCGCGCGCCGGCGGCAGCAGTCCCCTGCCCCGGCGGATACAGCAAGCTGACCTGGAAGATGCCACGCTCCTGGCGCGAGCCGTCGCCCAAGGAATGATTGTCCGGTTCCGCCGGCAGCAAATAGGCCGCTTGATACGCTCGGCCGGTGACTGGCGTGTACGGCACGTTCTGCCAAGCGGTGTCGATGGCTGGCGCGAGGCTGGCCAGGGCCGCCTCCAGCGCCGCTCGTATTGTTGGTTGGCTCATAATTTATAGCTCGAATAGCCTTGGGCGAACTCGCTTGCGGTAGTGCCATCGCGCACGCCGTTCACAGCATTGTCCACAATGGTGCGGAATTCCACGACCGTCAGCATCACCACGCCGACGGGCGCCTGGCGGGACCAGCCCTCCTCGATGCGCTTCGCATAGGGCAGGTTGTTCACGAGATAGATCACGTCGCCCGCCTTCGCCGCACTGATCGTGCTGCCGTGGGCGGCGATTGTGGCGCTGCCGTCCTTGTCGATCAGGTCGCGCACGCCAGCGGTCGGCGAGCCGATGGAAAGTTGCCAGTTGGCGCGGAAGCGGCCGCCTGTGTAGCCTGGTGGCGGTTTGTGCTTCCAGTATTTGGCGTCACCGACCGGCGAGCGCTGCACCAGCTTGTTGTCGATCTTCATGGTGATGGCGCGCACCACCAGATCCTGGTTGGCCTTCGTCTTGGCGATGAACTCGGCAATCTGCATCGAAAACGATATGTTCGCCATCAAAGCCCCCGCAGTTGCAGCGTGTGCAGCACGGCCACATCGACCGGTGCTGTGGTTTCGACGGCCTTCACTGTGTAGCTGGCGCCGCCGAACAGCACCAGATCGGCCGTAGTCGGCGCCGGCATCGACGCGACGTTGCGCTGCAGCGGCGACAGCAGCAGCTTCTGGTCGCCCGCCTGGATCAGCGTGCCGTCGATGTTCTCGGCCTCGTAGGCGATCTTCACGCCCGTTCCTTCGTAGTCGGTGGTGATGGTGGGCGCCATGCCCAAGTCCGGATCGTACGCGCCGGTCACGACCTGGCGCAGCACCACAATGCCGCCCTTGCGACGCAGGGACTGGTCGGCGCGCGCGGCGGTTTTGCTGTAATCGGTCATAGCCTATGGCGCTTTCAAGTAGTCATACGGCGGCGTCTCCACGAAGCGCACGGCCTTGATCGTGGTCTTGCCGTCGATCAGGGCGCGCAGCACGCGATGCCAGCCATCCATGATGAAGCCCTGCTGGCACAGAATGATCGGATACTCGGTGTTGACGTCCAGCGCGCGGCGCACATGATGCGCAATGCCGTAAGCCGATCCCACTGCAGGCCAGACTTCCGACCCGCTGTAGATCGCGGCCAGCGGCAGGTCGAACGGCACCAAGTCCTTAGCGCGTGCGATCAGGTTGGTGACGATCCACACCTTGTCGCCCTCGCGGTAGGTGTTGTCTGCGACGAAACAACCGTCGATCTTCACTGCTGGATATGCGCTCATCCTCGTATCACCTTGATCGAATTGCCGCCACCGGTCGAGCCGAAGTAAGGCGCCAGCAGCGCGTCCACGGCAACGAAGCGCTCGCGCGCATCCGTGGTGTTCTGGAAGTACTCCGTTTCCAGTGGGCCGGTCTTGTCCTTCTTGATAGCGTTCGAGCCTGTATCGAGGTCGGGCAGCAGCTCCTCGCCGCGGCCGGCGCGCACGGCGAGGTCGATGCAGGCGTGGACCACGTCCGCCGGCACGATGGTACTGGGCACGATGAAGCCGTCGACGGCCACGTTGTAGCGCGGCCAGTCCAGCGCCTGGTGGTGATACACCCGTCGGCCGGCCCAGCGCGTGCGGTAGGTGGCCATGAAGATCATGGCCTTGCGCAGCGCGATTTCCTTATCAGCTTCGGCCAGCGCCGCCCAGGCAGTCAGGCCCAGGCTGACACAGCGCACGTCTGCTGCGGCAATGCTGGCGTAGGATTCGGCGTCAGACAGGCCTGCGCCGGTTTCGATTGTGAGCATGTGGATCCTTAAAATTTCAGCGGGCAGGCAGCGTCTTCAGGACATCAGCTACATAACCGGCCAACACGGCGTCGCCGGCCGCATTCGGGTGCGTGCGATCGCGCCAATAGGTCGACGGGAATCGAACGCCGTTGTGCGAGTCAGTGAAATCGAAAATGCCGCCTGGGCGCCGCGACTCTACGAGGGCTGTTGCGCCCATCGAGCGGTAGTCCGCCCGCAGTGCCGCGTTGGCGGCCTGCAGCTCCACCTCCCCGGTCTGCGCGGTATAGACGGCGCCCAGGTAGTCGCCGCGCGGAATGGCCGTCTGCACAATCACAGTCCACCGCTGACCTGGGTAAGCAGCAGCGACGTCAGCCTGCGCCGCGGCGATGTACTCGGCCAGATCGGCAATAGCTTGCAGGCCAGTTCGGGACACTCCGTTGAAAATACTGTTGGTGATCTCGAACGCGATCAGGATATTGCGGCGACCGGGCACAAAGGATGCCAATACATCGCTTCGCGTCGCGATCATTTGCCGGATGGTCTGGCCCGACTTGCCGATATTGGAAATCGTCAGGGCATTGCTGATGGGCGCCATGGCTGCCAGCTGCAGTACCAGATCGCCGGGCAACGTCGGATCAATAATGCTGTTGCCGTCGTAGGTGATGGCTGTACGGGACGGGTCATAGATCGTGCGCGCCGTTCCGGTCGGGATGATCATCATGCGGCACCGACAATCTGGCTGGCGGTAAGTACAGCAGATTTCGCAGCCTGGATATGATATTTAACTGCCGATGCGGAGATGCCGCTCCATGAGTAGATGGTCGTCCACGTCATGCCGCCGTCCTTCGACACCTGTGCGTCAAGATTCGCCCCTGTGATACTGAGGCGCATGATATCGCCCACGGCGCAGGAAACAGCCACTGTTGCGGCCGTGCTAACTCCCCCAACGACTACACGATAGGTTCCCGTGCTTGGCGCGAACACCGCATAGTCCAGCGAAGTGTAGCCGACAGGGGTGGCAGAATTATCCAGCCCGAGCATTGCCTCGTGCGTCGCGTCGGTGGCCGCGCCAAGCACCACGGCGCAAGAGCCATCAGTCCCAACCACGCGAGATTTTGTTGCTATGCCGCCCATTGCAGTACCAAATGCTGTGCCATTACCTGTGTAGGCGTATGGATCGGCGCTACCGCTCTCGGTCGTGTTGACCAGGCTTGCGAACCGAGCATATCCTGCGGCCGGCACTGCTGGCGTAACAGCGGCCGATGGTGCCGACTCGGCGCTGTTGCCGATATTGTTCACGGCGTGCACGGTGAACGTATAGGCGAACCCGTTCGTCAGGCCAGGCACCGCAATCGGGCCCGATGTGCCGCTGCCAGTAAATCCGCCTGGCGTTGATGTCGCCACGTAACCGGTGATGGTCGAGCCACCATCGGCACCGGGCGCATAGGTTACAGTGGCCTGGCCATTGCCGGCCACCGCTGCAACCGCTGTGGGCGCAGCTGGCACGGTCACGACCACGCCGGCATTATTGGCAATCGCGCGGCCGCTAAACGACGCCACCAGATTGCTGGCCGCGTCACGCAAGCCGCCACTACCGGGCTGGGCATACGCCGCAGTGCGCGCGGCCTCGCCGCTCACAAACGCCGGGGCAACTGTCAAGTCTGCGAAGGCTGCGCGCAAGGCCACCGCAGTCACGGTGTGGCCGTCGACCGTGAATGCGCCTGCGGTTGGAACAAAGCCGCTGGCCAGCGCCTCGCTGAAGCCGATGGAGAGCACTCCCGGCGAAGCTGCCGCGACGATAGCTGACGCCACGGTCGGCGGCGTCAAATCTGGGGTCACTTGTACAAGGGGCTGCGAGACCGAAAAATAATTGCGGGTGCCGATGCAGAAAAACTGCACAAGGTTCGTAAATCCTGCCGTATTCAGCCAGCCGGACGACGAGGAATGCTCTTCAAAAGCCGCGAAAGAAGGCGCATTCACGCCATCGGCCAGCAGCTCTGCAACGCATACGCCACCAGAGGTAGCGCCTGAAGGCACGAATGTCAGCGCCCCGTTCACCGCCTTCTTTTCCATCACGACGCTACCACCAAGCGGAACAGCAGTCACAAATGGGATCGATCCAGCGGCGCCACCGCTCGATAGGCTCAACACCGCATTTGACGCACTCACATCCACACGTCCCACAGAGCACGTCACTAGGAAGCGCTGCAGGCCGGCATAAGGCCCGATCTGCGCCAACGCACCAGCGCCGATGGCCCACGATTGCAGTGAATTCGTGCCACCCAGCACTGGATCGAGGCGATACACCACGCCAGCCGCGCCGGCAGAACCGCTGACATTCAGAACTTGACCCTCGGACAAGTTGATGGTTTGCGGCGTGCCGCCGGCGGTGATGGTTGGCATAGTGGCTTTCGGGAATGCGGTTTATGGAATACCCCGGCGCGCGGGGTGGTGCTGGACAGGGATTACGCCTTGGCGACTTTTGCTGGCTTTTCGGCCGTGGCCGTGGCTGGTGCAACTTGCGACTGTGCGGCAGCAGCGTCCTTGGCAGCCTGGAGGCTTGCCGCTTCGTCGCGCAGGCGCTGCGCTTCGGCCTCGTTGGCCCGCGCCTGCTCGGCAACGTGCTCTTTCTCGGCCCCCAGTTCGCGCTCGCGTTCCAGCAGCTGATCGCGGGCCGCCAGCAGTTCGGCCATGGTCGGCGCGCGCTCGGATGGCGCGCCCAGATCCTGGTCGCCGTACAGCTCGTGCACGTCGGGGTTGAAGTCGGATTTATTGATGACGACGAATGGGCCCTGCGTGTGCGGGTCCGTCGATACGATTTTGAGGGTATCCATGGTGAATTCCAGGTGAGGCCCGGCAGCACCGCAGTGCTGGACGGGCCAGGTTGATAATTATCCCAGCAGGATGCCGAAGTGCTCGTCCTTGGCGGTGCCGCAGCCCCATACCAGTGCGATCTCGTACTGCACCTGACGGTACTGCATGTACATGCTCACCTCGAACGACAGGCCCGACACCGGATCGGTGATGATGGTGCGGTCAACAGCCGAGTCGCCTTGCGCTGGCAGCGCAGGCACGCGGGTGGCCAGCACGATCGCCGAACGGGCGAAGAACAGGTTGCGGAAGCCAACGTTGGCAACGGTGATCGCCGTTGCGGCAGCAGGGATTGCCTGCATCAGGCCGGGAGCAGCCAGGGTGATGGTGCCGCCGTTCGAGGCGTCCGCATCGCCGGAGGCAACCACGTATTTGTTTTCCGGGTCGCCAGCAATGCTGACTACATCACCAGCAACAAACGTGCCGGTACCAGCTGCCGCCATCGTGATAACCGTGGCGCCGAAAGCATAGCCTGCGGCATTGGTTGTGGCGCCGACAGCGGTGCCCTTGGCTGGGCGCTTGATCTGGGACGACTGGCGCAGCGCCAGATTCTGCAAGCGGTCTGTGATACCGTTGCGCAGCATGTCTTCGCGGCCAGCCTCATTGACCTTGAACAGGCCCGATTGCTTGCTGCGCATGTTTTGCATGGCGGCACTGCCCAGGACCAGCTGGAAGTCCAGGCCTTGGGCGCCGTTGTCTTCCAGAATGCGCAGCGCGCCGGCAGTGTCATTCAGCTCGTTGGCGACGCCAAACGGAGCAGTGCCTGGGGTGCCGTATGCGCGCGAGGCCTTGACGTGCAGCGCCGTCAGGTCGCTTTCGACCTCATTGGCCAGCGTGCGCATCGCTTGCGCGAACTGGTCGCGCAAGATGATGTTGTAGCTATTGCCACTGTTATCCAGCGCCAGTTTCTCTTCACCGTTCCAGCGGATTGGGACGCGGCGCGCTTTCGTCAGCGTGACGCCCTTGTTGCCGATGTTCTGGTTGCCGTCATCTGGCGGCGTAACGGCTGGCACAATATCAGTCGCAGTTGCTGCTGGCGCAACTGGCGAAGTGACGGTCTGACCAACGGCGGCACGCGCGAAGGTCATGTCACTCGACACGGCCGGGATCATACCGATCTGTTCGCGGGAAACCACATCCATCGCGTTATACAGCGTATTGATGAGGCCTGTCAGGTTGTTGGCGCCGAGTACCAGGCCGGTCTTGGCGGCGTAGTTCCAGACGTATCCATACGCCAGCTCGCGCGCCACGCGTGCGCAGAAGACTGCCTTGCTGATGGCTGGCGCAGCGAAGCCCCGCACAGCCTGGGCGCTGGCGGTTGCGGCCGAGGTGGCCGTGGACAATGCCATGGCGGCGAGCGCCACGGCAAAAGCGAACATTTTTTTCATGTTGATTGCCTTAAAGGTAAGTGGTTTGGGATTTCCAGCAGCAGGCCATCCGGCCCAAAGCACCGACTTAGCCCATCCAGGCGCCGGCAAATGTATTGCGATGTTGCGGTAATGCCGATATGAAAAAGCCCGCGCACGGCAGGCCATTCGGTGGAACAGGGAAATCGGGATCAGTCGACCAGCACGGCGCCGCCGCTCAGCAGACCGGCGCGTGCCGATGGGTCGGCCGCTTCGTACTGGGCGCGCGTGACCTGCTTGGCGTTTCCGCTGCCGCCCGAGCCACCGCCTTGCGCGCCGCCGCCAGATGCGCCAGAGCCCTTCAGGATCTGATCTTTGAATGGGCAGGCGGCGACCAGCTGCGCCAGACCTTCATCGAAGTCGGCCACTTCACCCGGGCGGGTCGGCGAGAAAATCTTGTTGCCGGCGGCGTCGTACGGCACCATCTTGCCGTCCTCGACCTTGAAATGGCTGCCGAAATAGGCTTTTGCCATCTCGGTCGGGATCGCCAGGCGGCTCGGGTGCTTGTCGTCGGTCAGCAGCTTCGAACTGGCGAAGCCGCCGCCGATCATGTGGGTGTTCAATTCGTTGGTGCGCTTATCCAGCTGCGCGGTCAATTCCTGCAACTGCGTGGCGCTCGCCTTGGCTTGGGCGGCGACTTGCTCTTGCGCGGTCTTGGCTGCCGCATCTTGGATTTCCTTTACCTGGGCGGCCGTCTTCAGTTCGCCGGAGCTGAGGCTCTTCACCGTATTCAGGGCGGCCAGTGCAGCCACGCCGTCTTCGATGCCTTCAAAGGTCTTCAGCTTGGCCTCTGCAACCTCCTTCGCCTCGCGGTGGGTCTTGGCCTCGCCGTTCAGGCGGGTGATTGTGCCCAGCGTGGTATCCGCGTCGAATGGCGCTTCGGTACCGTTGGGATGAATAAAGATCGGCAGCTTCTTCTCGCCGTCGATTGCAATGGTTCCGTCTGCGTTGAATTTGAATGGCATGGTTGTTTCTTTCTGGGCTCAATGGCCTTCCGGCCGTGCACCGCGTCGCGTCCGCTGGCGGCAATAAAAAACCGCCTCAAGGGCGGCGTGTGAAATCGTTCGTGCTACATGCGCTCCAAGCGCTCGGCTCTCGACACATCGTCGGGATGGCTCGACAGCTTGCGCAGCGCGCTGGCCAGGTGTGCACCGTGCCCGCGCGCGACGGCGTAGTCATCGGCTTCGAGTTCTTGTCGGCGCCGGCGCTGCGGCCCAGGCGTCAAAAGCAGGCATCGCAACAGCAGGTTGGTCCAGATATGCAGGTGGTGGCCGTGGCCATGCTCATGAGCTACGACGGCGGCGATCTCGGTCGGCGCCAGCAGTGTTGGGAGCAAGGCCGGTAGGCGCGCCCGGAATCCGTCGAAGTGCACCTGGTGAACCGGCAGAACAGTCGCCGCGAGAGCGACCATCAGCAGGTTGAGGACGACCCACGCGCCCCATACGCCAGCAGCGACTTGCAGTGCAATTTCCATTCGCCCTCACTTTTGCTATCTGTACTTCGCCTGCAGTTCCTCCAGCGTAAGCTTTCGCCCCTTGAGGTTCATCAGGTCGTTCAGCGTAATCTTGCCCGCCTCGTACATCTCAGCGCGGCCTGGGCCCAGGTACTCAGCCCGCCAGGCCGCGTCCTTGCTCGCCAAGAAGCTGGCAAAGTTCATCTTGCTACTGACCGGGCCGCCGTCGCTGGGGCGCGTGCTTTCGCCCGGTTCGTCCAACTCGATGCCCAGGTCCGCAAAGGACTTGGTGCGCGTGCTGAGCACACAGCGGCAGCTGAAATGAATGGCGCCAGGGCCACCTGCCCACTCGTGGGTGTGATTGATCGGCTCCTGGTCGTCCAGCGAGTACTCGTGCAGGTCACGCATGGCGCACAACAGGCATGTGTGCGAATCCAGCGTGGCCAGCCACACCAGGCACTCGATCAGGTCCGCGTTCTGCTTGAACGAGGCCAGGCGCGCAGCATTGGCCACGGCCTGCACCGAGCTGTGCACCAGCGCGCGGGCATTTGCGGCTGACGTTTTCAAGATGCCCTGCTCGCCCGGCGCTACAGGATCCGGCGCGGCGCCAGGCGGCTTGGCGGCTGGATCAGCTGGCGGCGCACCCGGCTTCGTTGCTGGCCCGGCGGGCGGCGCCTTCGAATCTGGCATTGGAGGCGTGGCAGGCAATGCCGGCTTGTTGGCCGGCGAATCGGCCGCTTTGGCGCTCTTACCCAGTACGCGCGACACGATCTGCGACGTCGTCTCACCCTGCGCAGCACCGAGCCGGACCTGGCTGGCGAAGCGGAATTGCGTGTCAAGTGCCTGGCGCTTCCACCAGTCCGCTGACGAGGCGCCCTTGATCAGGGTATCGCCGACCAGCTTCTCCAGATAGGTGGCCGGCGGCAGTTTGGCGCCCAGCTCGATCTTGAGCGCCTGCGTCAGCACTTTGGCCGTGTAATCGGCCTCGATGCGCACCATGCCGGTCAGGTTGCGGGACATTTCCGCCTGCATGCCGGTGTAATGCGACGAAATCACCGCATTCGACTCGCGCAGCAGCGCGCCCAGGCGCTGCTTGCCATAGGTCGATATCTCGCCTTCGTTCAGCTTGGCCGTCAATTCCTTCGACATGGCGGCCATCAGCAGCAGGATCTTCTCTTGCGCACCGGATGAAAAGCGCAGCAGGTTCAGCGAATGCACGAGAAACATCTCGGCAATCCACTCTTCGAGCGCGCCCATCTATGCCCCCATCAAGTCAGGTAAAGCGGACTGGATACGCTCCTGCTCCGTCTCCCAGTCCAGGTCCGGCGACAAGATGCCGCGGCGCTGCAGCTCGTTGAAGTACGTCTCGCCCGAGATTTTCCCGCCGGCGGCGCTCTTGAACAGCAGCTCGGCACTGGCCTCGGCGAGCGATGCGGCGCCGAAGTCTTTGAAAATGGTGATGTGACCGCCTTCGCCCTCCCCCACCCATTCAGCCATGAACTGCAGCGCCTGGTCGCCGGCGTCCTCGACGTTGCCCGCGATCTTCTGCAACGCGCATGCGCCCTGCTCGTTGTCGGCCAGGGTCTGGCTCTCGGTCACGTTGCCTGGCTTGATCACCAGCAGTTCGGCGCCAGCCTGGCGCATGCGATCTTCCAGGTCGAGAATGGACAAGCGGCCGGCCTCGATGGCCTTGCCGCCGTGTTCCACGAATTTCAGGTCACCGTCCGGGCTCTCCGTCTTGACCGCGCTGCCGGCGCCGACCGTGATGCCGCCCTCGCCCAGCATCTTGGCAAACAGGATCGGAACCCGCGCGACGTGCAGGATGTTCTGCTGGTCGCTCTTGCTCTGCCAATGCTCCACGTTGCTGTGAGCCAGCTCGAGCAGCGGCGGCGTGGCCTGCATGTAGCCCAGGCGCTTGCCGTAGACGGGCACGAATGGGATGATTTTCAGGCTGGTGACGCCCTCCTCATGCAGCACCCACTCCTTTTTGCTACCGGTTTCGCTCTGGCGCCAGGTCTGCCAGGTGCCCCGCCCCAAGACGCGTACCTGCTCGATTTCCTTGGTGTCGAAGTCACCATTCGGCTCGGACACGCTCTCCAGCAGCCGCAACTGGGTCAGCCCGTCAAGGCTGGTCGCATTCTTCGGTAGCCAGCCCAGCACGTTCTGCACATGCACCTGAACGAAGTACGGCCGCACGCCGGCTGCCTGCTCGTCGGCCTTCGTGACCAAGTTGCCAGCCTTGGGGAAGTCGACCAGGATGCCAGCGAAGCCGTAGCCCATCGCCTCCTGGGTGATCTCCGACAAGAAGCTATGCAGGTCTCGGCCGGACAGGTCGACATTTTGCAACCAAGGCTTGAGCCGTTCCGGCACGTCCTCGCCCAGCGTCACCGGTTTGCTGAATGGCTTGGCCGACAGCACGTCGATGGTACGAGCATAGGCCGGGAACAGCGTGGCGACGGCCAGGCGCAGATCATAGCTTTCGCCGTCCTCGCCCGGCCACTGCGGCAAATACTTCTTGCCAGCGGCCCGCATGGTCTTCGTGCCGCCCAACAGCGCGGCGATCAGCGCGCAATCCTCGTTCAGCTTGGCCGCTTCGGCTGATTGTGTGCGTACATCGGTCATGGAAATCCTTGTTGTTACATGCGCAGCGGCGCGGTCGTCGTCGTGCTCTTCACGATTGGATAGCGCTTCACGAGGAAGTAGCCATTTGCATCGTTCGGGTGGTCATGGCCAGATTTCTTGTCTGGCTGGCCGTCGGAGCCCCATACCTGCTGCTCCAGCGCCTCGGTGGTGGTCGGGCACTGGTCGGTGTTGATCTTCCAGCGGCGCTCGCCCTGGGCATTCAGGATCATTCCGTTATAGGCGTTGACCCGGTCCTTGACCGCAGGGTTTGAGTGGTTCACTTCAAGCAGGAAGCCCGCCTGGCGCAAAATGGACAGGTCGGACTCGCTGGCATTCTTGCTGCTGGTGTTCTGGCCGGAGGCATCCGGGAAAATCTTCACCTGGTGGCCTTTGTCCTTGAAGTCTTCTTTCAGGATCCGGGCCATGGCTGGCGTATCACGGACTTGCACGCGCTCGGCCAGCGTGCGCGGCAGGCCGTCACGCACCACGTTGACGCAGGCCGTCATGTTCTGGACGTTGAAATCGAGGCCCACCATCAACGGCTCGCCCGGCAGGATGATCTCGTTCGTGTGGTTCAGCGCGCGGTCGAAATCGGCATACACGCTGCCGCTGGTCAGGTTGGTGAACTTGCCGCGCAGGTAGGCGTCGATCAGCGCTGGCGGGTAGCTAGCCATCAGCGACGGGATATAGTCGTCTGGCAAATTCAACTCGTTGTCGAACGTGCTCGCCTGAATCAGACCGTACAGGCTGGCCAGCTCAGGCTTGTCGCGGATGGCCTTCACGAACTGCTGGTAGACGAACTTGAAGCCCTCGGGCGTCGTCGTCACGTCGATGCCGTTCATCAGCCCCGGCACCTTGTAGCGCATCCGGGCGATGATCTTGCGCCAGGCCATCTGCGCCTTTTTCAAGGGCATCACGTCCAGCTCATCGATCAGCGCGTGGCCGATCTTGAAGCCGACGATGGTTTCCGGCTTTTCCATCGAGCGGCAAATAACCGTGCCCCGATAGCGCCGACCCTCGTACACCTCGACTTCGTGGTCGCCCTGCTTCACCTTGATGCGCAGGCCCATCGCGTAGGCCACCTCCTCCATCGTCGGATAAAAGATGTCGCGGATCTGCGGATAGGTTGGCGCGAAGTAGCCCTGGTTGATGCCCGGCCACTGCCAGAAGTGAGCACAGATGCCAGCGCAGCCCACAAACGTCTTGCCGGAGCCGAACCCGGCCACGTAGGCCTTGAACTTGTGCGGCAGCTGCAGGAAGCTCGATTGCGGGACGTTCAGGTCAAACTGGATTGTCGTCATGGCGCTTGGCGTCTTTCACGCCGAAGGTGATGGCGACAGGTGTTGGTGCGTCGTCGTCCGGCTTCACGTCCTTGCTGGCTTTCAGCAGGTTCATGCCGATCTCGGCGGCGCCGTTGGCCATCCTGGTCAGCACGGCGATATCACCCAAGGCCAAGCGGCTCTTGTCGTCCAGCGGCTCGGCGTCATCGATCTCGCCAGCCTTGTTGTGCGCAATGCCGGACAGCCGGTGCGCGGTGGCAGCGCCATATCGTGCGGCTCCAGCCAGGTGCATCGAGATTTCTTTCAACTCATCGGCCAAAGTGCGCGCACTTATCTGCGCACCAATCGGTAGCGCACTAAATGCAGACTCTGCTGCAACCAATTGATTTGCAACATCTTTTATTTGTTTCGTCTGCGCACCAAAGCGTTTTCTGATCGCGGCTTCGGATACGCCGAACTCTCTGGCAAGCGCTCTGGCTGCCTCCCCCTTGAGGAGGCGCTGCCCTATCGATGCCCACTGCTTTTCGGTCAGTGCTGATTTGCGCCCCATGTATATTCCATTTCTTTGCTACGGGGATGGCTCCACGTCGAGCATCACGGGCGGCATCGTTGCGCCCACCACCCACAGCCGCACGGCGCCGCCGGCGTTCAGCGCGGCCAGTTCGCCGGCATCCGGCCGCCAGTACGACAGCACGGCAGGCAGGTCGCCTACGTGCGTGCGCGTGATCGGCAGCGCGTTGCACGGCAGTTCGGACTGGTCCCAGCCTGCAGGTGCGCCGAGCACGCCGTTATTCGATGGGTGTTGGATTTTCTGCATGGCTGCTTTCGTTGTGCCACCGCCCGCCCCCCCCCCAGCAGGCGCCGCAGTGCATCGCGGCTGGAGTCCTCTGGATCTTTGCTACGTCGGTGAGCTGCGCCCGTTTCTTCAAGCTCTGCCACTGGAGCGCGCTGGCAGGTCGCGTCGTTACTCTGCTTGCGAGACGTCGCAGCGAAGCAGGCATTCCATGGGGAATGAATCACCCATAGCCAAGCCGTCAATATGCCATGTGCAGGCGACTGCCCTTCCGTCATACGTCATACCGATCACCGTCATTACAGGTCCGCCGGAATTCAGCACAACTTGAGTGCCGGGAATCGCTAACCGTAGCGCGCATTTTTTCGCTTCGTAGTTGATGCCGCCGCGCCGGGCATGCTTCATCATGGCCTGGTGCGCAGCCTCGGTGCGCTCGCGCATCCAGGCATCGAAGCCGTCGTCAGCGTGGCATTGGGCGATAAACACCGACACGCTTCCGTGCGCGGTCTCAGCCAGCGCATCGCCGGTTGCCTCGCTGATGAGAATGTGCCCGGCGCGATCCGTCGCGTAGATGATGACCTCGCCGAGCTCTTCATCGGCCATCGTGCACATGCTGATCGGGGCGCCGTTGAAAAATACCGTTGCCCGGTTTGCATCCGGGTCGCCTACTGTGATGCGCATGGGATCTCCTTATGCAGTGAACGTGTGCAGCGCCGGCTTGGCCATCGCCCACAACCAGGGCCAGGCCAGCAGCACGATGGCGACGATGGCGCCGTCGATCACGGCGCCCGCCAGAACGAAGGTGATAATCATCCGGCGAAGTCAATATCGTAGATTTAACGCACCACTTCCGCATAGACCGTGCCGAATGGCTGGAATTGCAATATGAACTTGTCATCATCTGCGTGCTGCTTGTATTCGATAGGCAGAAGCTCCCCGGAGCCGTTGGTGTCGAAGACGCGTACGATCTTGCCGTTTGCTTGGTACTCGAACTCGCCTGGATTCACTAAGGCTGCTGGGGTAATGACGTTCATGATTTGCGTACCTCAAATAAGAAAGCCGCCAGCGCAGTGATGCGGCTGGCGGCGAAACCCGGCGTGCCGGGCAAGGAGACCTGGAGCGGGTGACGGGCCTCGAACACGCGTCGGCGGCTTGGAAGGCCAGCGCTCTACCACTTGAGCTGCGCCCGCGAAATCTGCTAAAAATCGGTATCGGCATCCAGCATGCGCTGGAACTGGCGCACCACGTCTACGTCGAGTTGGTCGATCACATCTTGGTGCGTTGGAGGCTCGGGCAGCACCACGTCAGCGACGATGGCGGCCACCTCATGCGGCGCACGGCGCCAGCGGAGGTACTTGAGGAATTCGGCTGCAGCCATGCCTGCCTCGAAAGTGAACGCGCAATAGAAAAAACCACCTCAAGGGTGGTTTCGTTTTTACTCCCATGACAATCTGCATGGTGAGCTACACAATTTTACCCCGAGCGAATCCATCAAAAGATGGGCGCTTAACGGAACCTTGCTATCGGTGGCGCTATCGCGCGCATTACGAGTGCAGGAAATGTCTCAGAATTTTAGGACATATCTTTATCCGACGCAATGCTTTTCTCACTGTTGCGTTAATGCTGCATCAATTATTGTGTTGACTTATAGATAATATGAAACTACTATTGGTATTCTTTATTTTTTAATAACGAAAACATTAAAATGAGGATATCATGCGTATAACTTTCGCCGCAGTCATGATTTTTTTCGTATCAAATTTATCAGTTGCCGAGCAATTACAGATTACAGATACGCCAGCGGGAATTACAACAAATTCGGAAGAGAGTGACGCTGATGCGAAGGTTAAAGCTGCTGAAAAATTGTTAGCTGAGGCTAAAGCTGAGCAAGCGGCGGCGGCACAAAGAAAAGCGAATGCAAAGGCCAAGATCGAAACGGGAACGGCAGCGATCGAAAAAAAAAGCGAAGTGCCCCCTCCGCCGCCACCTCCACCTATAAATGAAAATGAGTTCTGGAACGATTGGGGTGTGGGCTTATCAGTATCAACGAAGCTTGGAAAAAAGGGGCGCGCCCTTGATGAGGCCCAACTTGTTAACGGAATTGTAAGGGTCACCAGTGAACGCGATGTCGTCCCTCGTTTGATGCTTGAGAGGCATTGGTACCTACAAGATAGTGACTTTGCAGGTGGAATGGCGGGCGTCTTCGTGGGAACAAGCCTACTAGGAGATAAGAAACTATTGGACTCTGTTTCATTAGGTCTGATATGGGGCTTCAAGCCCAGGGGCGGAAACAAAGTCCGACACAATATAGGCGTGGGAATAGCAGTCGAGCCATACTCGAGAACTCTGGGCGATGGGCTCGAAATAAACGCTCCGCTACCAGCGGGAGAAACCTCAATAAGATACAAAGAGAGAAATAGGATGGCGGCGGTAGTATTTTATACCTTCACTCCATAATTTTAGTCAAAGTTCAATAATAGCCGCTTTGCAGCGCGGCTATTATGAGACTGAACCAGACACTCTAGATCACTTACCATATCCTGAATGCGCTCGCGCTCAAACCCACCAGCGCATTGCACCTCCCCCTTGCCACCTCCCTTGCACGGCGCGCAGAACTGCCGATTGCTCGTCACGCCCGTTCCATGGCAAGCAACACATTTCCCATCGAGCCAATGCGCAAGCGACGCGTGCGCCACGCGGTGATACAGGGCATGGGCGGCTTGTTGGTCCCATGCCGTGTTCGCCTTCACCCAGCCACGCGAGCGACCTTTCTCTGCTACAGCCGCAGTCCAGATGCGCAGCAGCTGAGCCAAATTCGACGAGCCACTTTCGAAGAGCTGGCGCGCTGCACCGTCCGCGTACTTCACGCGCGACAGCAAGGCGCCCAGGCCAGCGCCCGACCGATCAGCCAGTGCCGCAGCCGCGAGCGCCTCCGTGAGGTGATGCCGCTCATCGTCTTTCAGGTTGGACGAGTTGATCGATGCGATATACTTTTCTGCGAAGCCCATGAATTCCCTTTCGTTCCGTACGTCAACGTTAACACCCTTTTTAGCCCTGCGCCAGCCCTGCCACTCCTCGGAGCCGCTCATACCCGCAGCACGCCGGTTCGGTTGAATTCGCGCACGGCCGCCAGTCCAGCACGCGCAATCTCGACGTTCGACGCGCCACGCAGGAAGACCATGGTCTTGCCGACGCCCTCGCGCAGCACACGCATTTCATCGCCGTTGACGCCGAAGGTGCCCGTGCGCTGTGCGCGCGCCTGGATTTCTGCGATCGCTTCGACCATGGCCTGAGCCACCGGCAGGATGACATGGCCGTTTGGCGCAATGCGGCGCGCCATGTCGGCGTTGCTCAGCAGATCGTAGACGTGCTGCTCCTGGAAGTGCCCCTTCCCCATCGCCTCGCTGGCCTGGAAGCCTGGCATTTCGAATGCCATGGCCGGGCGGGCGCCTGGTGGCAGCACGGCCGGCTTCGGGGTGTACCGCTTGCGCGGCTTCTTGTTCGCGGCCATCAGAATTCCTCCACTTTCCAACCGCCGCCCGCCTTCTTCGGCAGCGCCTGCACGGCGACGAAGCGCAGCGGATACATGTCGGCTGCGATCTTGATCTTTGCTCGAGCATCCTCTTGCCAGTAGCCTTTCACTTCGTGCGCCTCCAGCGCGCCGTCGGCCAGCTGCACGGCAAAATCCGGCGTGTAAAACGTGTTGTCCGCCAGGCGGAATTTCAGGCCTTCGAACTTGTACCAGGCCACCTCGCCGGCGGCCTTGCGCAGTTCTAGCGTCTGCGCATACGCGGCTTCGGTCTTGTTCATGGCGCCGACCTTGAGGCGACCCAGCGCCTGCAAGCCACGGGCCATCATTGGCCCGCCTCCAGCGCACGGATAATTGCTCGCACGATGGCGACCCGCGCAGCCGCATCGGCTGTAGCGTGGTCCGCGATCGCCTCAAATGCCGCGCCCTTTTCGTAATCGCGTGCGGTCGCCACCGCGTCAAGCCCTGTGAAGCCGACGCTCATCGAGAACTGTCCGATCAACGGCCCGGCCGCCGCCCATTCGCCAGCCCAGTCGGGCACCAGTGCCTGGCCACGGCTTTCGGCGGCGCCCGCCGGCGGCGTGCCGACCAGAGCGCCGCCCACCTCGACAATGTTGGACCAGCCCAGCAGCTCGGCCAGGCATTTGTTTGCTGCGATTGTGTTTTCTTGATTTTGCATAGAGCCTCTGTATTCAATTCTTTTCGTATCGGATGAGGCTTGGTGGCGGCCCCACCACGTTCGTGCTGTAGCGAACCGCTCCACAAGCCTGAGCAGCTTTCTCCGTTATGCAGCGCGCCCATTGATGCGTGCCAGCGGCGCTGCGAGTGTGCCGACTGGCGCCATGGCGATGATTTGCTGCGACGTTCCACCCGCCATCACCTGAGCGGCCAACCTTTGATCGCCGATCATCATCGGCGGCTCCACACCAAAGCCGGCGCGCTGGTTTTGCGCTTCCGTCAAGCCCACCATCACCGGCGTGTAATCCGGCCGTTCGTTGCGCATGCGGTAGCCGCGGTAACGGTTTTCGAATTCCTTGCCGACGAATGGCCATTCGTGTTCCGTCTTTGCCCCCAGCGATACCCAGCCGCCCATCTCAACCAGCACGCGGTGGATCAGCGGGTCATCGAACACGACGCTTCGGTATGGGCCGACGACGCGCAGTGCGCGGTCGACCTTCGACCAGGCCACGAGTGCCGAATCCTGCGTGGTTCCGCCCATCATCCGGATCAGGTCGGCCGGCTTCGGCGCAAACTGGCCGGTATCGGGGTTGCGGACGTGGCGATCAAATGCCTGGCGCACAGCTGTCAGGTCGTACTGGCGCAGCGCGCCCCACCAGATCGTAATGGCGAACTCGCTTGCGGCCCTGCCGTACAGTTCGGTGATTGCGCCCACCATGCCCGCAAATTCCTCGTAGTCATCCTGCGTCATGCTTTTCTCCCTGCGGTGCTGCGTTACCGAAGATTCGGACTTTGGCGCGCTCAGCGGCGGCCATCGTTTGGGCGTAGACCGTACTGGAACCCGGCCCTGTTCGCACGGCGTGCTGGGTGATCCATTCGGCTTTGAACCCACGCCAGCCACGTTCGCAGCAAATGCGCAAAGCGCCTTCCAGGTCCAGTCCTGCCTTCTCGGCTTCGCGCACGATGCCCTGGATGGCCGTCCGCGTTATTGGCGCCTTGTGTTTCGTTCGCAGGGCCTTGAAATCGGCGACGATCTGCGGATCGACGTCGGGAAACAGGGAATCGGGAGCCGGAGGCGACTTGTCTTTTGTCTTTACTGGTTTATGGTTATTGGTTATTGGTTCTTGGTTAGTTTTTGATCCGGTTTCAGCTGGGTTGCCGGTAGCATCCGAATCAGAACCGGATGGAAACCCGCTGGGTTCTTGATTGGTTGCCGTTTGCTTGCGCGGGCGACCGCCCAGCTTGCCATTTGCTTTCGCTGTCTCTGCCTTGACTTGGTAGTCCGCAATCACCTGTTCGCAGACGTCGTGCCGGTAGCCCGCATCTGTCTTGAGGAACTTGAAGCGAAGCAGTCGCTCGACAATCGCGCGCTCGTCCGCCGCCTCGACGCCCAAGGCGTCGCACAGCACATCTATGTCGAGCGGGAGTGGTGCCTCGACGTCGTAGTAGACGTCCATCATGTCGCGATATATCCAGCGCGCCTGGCGAGACATGTTCACTGTCCCAGAGCGAAAGTCGCCGATGTGGAAGGGGTAATAATTCAAGGCCGGGCCTCCATAAACAGTGATTCTTGAATCGGTGCCGTCTTGCGGTTCCAGAAAGTGAGCGCCTGGTGCGACTCGATCCGCTCGCGCATGATCGCCGCCCTCGCCTCCTTGGTTGGCGGCGTGTAGGTGCCGCGCCAGGCCGAATCAATACCCACGTTTTGCCCGATGTTCGTGCTGTCGGCACTGGCGAACGGGAAGCGCGAGAAGATAGCTGGGTCGAGCATACGCAGGCCGTGCAGCTTGCAGGCAGGTCTGCCAGATTTATCGCAGATGACGTCCATAGCCTGCGCCATGCGCGTCCACCAGGCAGGTGTGCCGATCTGCGCAAACTCGCCAGAGCTGCCCAGGCAGATGCGCGGCCATTCGCTGACGAGGCGATCCAGGCGGCCCATCGATTCGTGCAAATGCCACACCGGCGCGCCGACATGCGGCGCCGATGTGCGCCATGGCCAATCGGCCAGCAGCGCGTCGTTGTCGGCCTCACCGCCATCAATGACGTCGGGGATCACCGCGAAATCGAAGTTCGGGTAACGGTGCAGCTCACTTACCCATTCGTAGAAGAGCGACCAGTCGGTGATGGGCTGGCCGCTGCGCCAGGCTGAAAACGCCCCGTTGTCGACGGCGAAGGACTGTGCCACCTCCAGGGCAATGGTCAACTGCTCTGGATGGCGGAATGAAACGAAGGCGTGCCCGCCGCTGACGGCGCGCACGGCGGCCGTGGCCGGCGTGATGGGTAATCCGTGATAATGGATCATGGGCGCGCCTCCTGCACGCGCGCCGCGCCGAAAAGCGCAGCCACCAGCGGATCGCCCACGGCGCCCGCCTTGCGGATCCAGTACTTGCTGCGCCAGCGCGCCTTCATCGAGTCCCAGCGGCCGTCCTGCTTGGCCTTGGCCTCGAAGCGCAGGCGAATCTGGCGCTTGGTCAGGTGCTGCAGTTTGCATGGCGCGTCCGGCAGATCACCCACGGCATAAACCGCCATGGCGGCGCCGGCGCGCGGGTGCGGCTTCCAACTGGAAATGTAAATCTTGCGGTCGGCATGCAGCAGGTGCACCCACCGCAGCACGGCCGCTTGACTGACGCCCGACTTGATGACAATCTCGGCTTTGGTACCGGGCATCGCGCCCAGCACGAATTCACTGAAATTTGCGCGCGTCACTTTGCATTCTCCTCGTCCATCAATTCCATATCGAACAGCGTGGGCATGCTCACCTCGCGCTCCATTGCCTGGCAGTAATGCACCTGGTCAGTGAAATACGCCGGGTTCAACTCACTGCCGGCGCCGCAGCGGCCCAGCTTCATCGCGCGCACTGGCACGGTACCCAGGCCACAGAACGGGTCATAAATCACTTCGCCCGGGTTGCTGTAGCGGCCGATAAGGCGGTCAACGATATCGATCTGGAAGGGGCAAACGTGCTTTTCGACAGCGCGCGCCGACTGCTCGCCGTTCAGGGTGCGCATGCGCACGATGTCGTGCCACACGGCCGGATCGGCGCTGCCCGGCGCCAGGCTGAGATAATCGGCAGGCAGTGCCTTATTGGCCAGCAGCGCCTCGCCGACCTCGACGTGGTATTCATAGTTGTAGACGTTGCCCATCGACATGCTGGTGAACAGCTTAGCCAGCTTGCCCGGGCCGAAACTGGCCAGCTCGGCCGCGCCCAGCAGGCGATCGCCACTGGAGCGCCAGAACGCATGCGCGTCGACCTGCCAGCGCGCCACGCTGTAGCCAGTACCAGGAATCGGCGCGGCCTTGCGGTCAAACGGGATCCGGTCGCCGGCATCGTCCAGGCACATTGGCTTGGCCTTGGTCACAGGCGTATCGGCATAGCCACGGCTGCGGTCCGTCTGCGGCTTGTGGAACAGCAGGATGTATTCCGGCGAGCCGACGCCCATCTTCGTGCCGTCCTTGCACACCTCGGAATAGCCCAGGCGGTAGGTCTGGTTGTTTTCGCGCACCACGTCGGTCACTACCGTGATCATGCCCATATAGTCGAAGCCATGCTTTATGCCGTGGAACAGCGCCTCGGCATGAAACGGGCTGACCGTTGGCACGCCCGCGCCGGTGACGTTGCCGAAGTTGATGCGGTCCTTTACGTGGCAGGCGTAAATGCGGCCAGGCTGCAGGATGCGCAGCAGCTCGGGAGTCAGGAAGTCCATCTGCGCCCAGAAGTGGTCGTTGTCTTGGGTGTGGCCGAAATCGTTGTAGCTGGGTGTGTATTCGTAATGGTTGGCGAATGGAACGCTGGTGATGATCATGCCCACCGAGTTATCCGGTTGCTGCATGGCTTCCAGCACGCAATCGTTATTGGCCACCGAAAAACGCTCGCCGGCCACCACGGCGCGCTCGACGCCGATGGTGCGCGCCAGCGAATCCTGCATGGACAGCTGATCCAGGCCATAGGCGCGGATGATCTGGCCCATCTTGGCCTGCATTTCGTCGTGGCGACGCCATTTCTCCATCAGGTCGGCCAGCACCTTGCGTTCGACCTCCGTATGGATGATGTCGATGCGGACGGCGTGCTGCTGCTGGAAGCGCTGGACGCGGTGGATGGCCTGGATAAAATCGTTGAACTTGAAGCCGATCCCCGCGAAAATCTCGCGATGGCAGTGCACCTGGAAGTTGCAGCCGCTGCCGGCGATGATCGGCTTGGTCGACAGATACTTGATCTTGCCGTCGCTGAAATCGGCGATGCGCTGCTCGCGCTGGTCCAGGTCCTGCGTGCCCCACACGCTGACCACGCCCGGCACGGCCGCCTGAATGGCGTGGCGCTCATCTTCCAGGTCGTGCCAGATCAGGAAATGATCATCAGGATCTGCAGCTATGATCTCGGCCACCTTGGCGATGCGCGCGGCCATGCTGTCGCGCTTCTCGCCAGCAGCGGCCGACAGGCCCATGGCCACGTTCGGGATAAGCAGGCCCTGGCCGTTCTTTTCGGCGCCGGCCGTGCTGTAATTGCTCGGCACCTCATGAAAGCGCACGTCCAGCGCCGGCAGATCGTAGCCCTCATCAGAATGGCCCAAGTCGCTCGGGCGTTGGATGAAGACGGCCCAACTGGCCACCCACAGCCAGAATTCCTGTTCCTTATGCGGGTACAGCGTCAAGTTGCCCGCCTTCTCGCTGTCGCGTTGGAAGAACCGGGTCAGGGCCTGGCCGGTGTCCATCACGCCCAGGAAGCCGGCATAGTGGATCAATTCCTTGAAGCGGTTCGGCGAGGGCGTGGCCGTGTAGACGAACTTGAACTCGACTTGCTCGAACAGCGGCAGGAATTCTTGATACGTCTTGCTGCCGTAGCTGCGCAGCACGCTGGCCTCGTCCAGGCCGACGGCGCGGAACTTGCGCACGTCGATCTTGCCCTCGCGCACCGATTCGTAGTTCGTCAGGTAGACGACGTCCTGGCTATCGATCTCGGCGTCCGTCCGGATGAAGCGCACTTGCACCTCATATTCGCCCGTGAAGCGCTTCGCCGCCTCGCGGATGAACTCCTGGCGCACGCCCAGCGGCAGCACGATCAGGCGCAGGCCTGGCCGGTGAATACCGATCTGGCGCATGACCTCCAGGTTGGTACTGGTCTTGTGCAGGCCGAACGAGGCGAAGATGGCGCGCTGCCCGCCGGCCAAGGCCCAACGCACGATGTCACGGGTGTGCGGCTTGAGACCAGGATGGATATCGGCCAGTGGGACGTCGAAGCCCTTGCGCTGCGCCAGCTTGATCTTAGCGCGCAGGAATTCGCTGTATTCGGCTTCTTTCAGGTGTTTTTGCTCTTGCGGGCTAAAGGCGCTCATGTGTGTTCCGATGTAGGTTGAATGGCGACGGGCGCTGCATCGAGCAGGCCCATCGACCGTAAAATTTCGTGCGTGGTGCTGACAGCCGCGCGAAACGCAGCCTCCAGGCCGGCCAGCGACAGATCAGCCGGGCGCGGGCGCCTGCCGTCGAGCATGTCGTGGCAGGCGCTGCAGCCGAACGCTGCGGCCGTGTCTGGCGCTTTCAATCCCATGCCCTTCCCGTCAGCCAGGAAATTGCTGTGGCAGAGCACGGTGGTGTCAGGGTCGAAGTTGCAGACGGCCAGGCGCAGCGTGCAGTCCTGGCCCCGCGCTGCACGCCGGATCGGTGTCGAGATCGGGCCTTTTGACTTCATGCCGGCCTTGCGCTTCGGCGCCGTGCGCTGGTGCGACTGCACGGAGAGCATGCCGGTGCTGGGCATGGGCGAGGTGCGCTTGAATGGCGTGCGCGCCAAGGGTTTGCCTGGCTTCATGGGCGAGCGCTTCATGGGGCCACGCTCCAACGTGTATGATTGACAATCAAAACCAAGCGAGGAGCATCAACAGTGTCCTTTCCACCAATGTTCGAGCCTACTGATCCTGCCGTCACAGCAGCAGCAATTGAACAAGCCGTGCAAGCCAAGCGAAGTGCGGATGCTGCCGTGTTGTCAGCGGAGGAGTCTGTTAAGTCTTCCGCGGCTGCGCAAATGTCAGCACGAGCATCAATATTTGCCGCCTTCGTTTCGTTCGCTGCGCTTATTGTTGCGATTGCAGCATTTTTTAAATCGCCATAGTTCAAAGCTCGCCCTCCGAAAACAAACGCGGCTGCGCAGCGCCATTGGCGTATATGGAATCCATAACGGTCGTGGCGATAGGTTCGTCGCGGTAGCTACGCCGCTTGTCGCTGGTTAAATTCTTCATCATTCGCAAAGTCCGTAAGCAGAGCTGCACGCCGTTGGCTCGTCCAACGCTGTGAGCAACGAAAATTGCTTGCCGCCGCGGCTGGTCTTCGACCATTCGACAACTGCTTCGATGGTCGAAGCCTGGCCCGAGTGCGCCTTAGTGCCCATATGGAAGAACGACACAGGTGAGCGCGGTCGGCATACCTCAGATACCAGGGCTTCCCATTCCGCGATTCGAACGATGTGCTCAGGGAACCGGCGAGACACTTCGTGCAGCTCCCCTTTGCTGCAGTTGACGCAAGGCATGCAGCCGACGCGCGACATGCCTTGCTTGTAGAGCGGATTTGGCTCGATGCCAGCCAAGCGATGGGCCTCGAACACGTCACCGACGTTCCAGCGCAAGATGGGCCGGTAGGTGAACAGGCCGCCGCCCACCACCTCAAAGTGCTTGACGCACGCGCCAGTACCTTGCAGCCGCTCGCGACGTGATTGGCTTTCATCGATACGGACGCCCTGCCAGGACCAGATCGCGTCGCACTCATGATCAATCAATTCCATGGCGAACTCCGTCAAGGGTTTAGTCTTGAGGTATTCCGTGCAAAACTGCCGTTTGCGCGACGGGAAGCCGCCGCGCACCATGCAAAGGTCCAGGTATGGGTTTCCAGTTGGGTGAAGCAGGTCAAGGGCACGCTGGGCGGCCTCTGCCGTCCAGTGGTACATAAACTTGCGTTTTCCATATACAGCTGATTCAGGCTCGCCGGCCGCGATGCGTGCCAGGTTGGCTCGCTTGGTAGCGAACTCATCAGCGAAATCGGCTCGCACCACGTAAACCTTGATGCCCAGGGCCGCCGGCAAGTAGTCCAGCGCATATTCCAGCGTGCTCTCGTGCTCGTTGCCCGTATCGGCCATGACGAAGCGGCATGCGGCCGTACCGTGCTGTTCTAGGGCAAGAATGGCGGTAGCCGTGCTGTCCTTGCCGCCCGAAAGTGAAATCAAGTGGATCAGGCTCATGATAAAATTGCCTTTTGACAAGAGGATATATGTTGACTTGGTTTAGATGGGCGATGCTTGTAATTGCTTTGGGCGCAGCCGGCTACTACGGCTACCGAACGACTCCTTGGTCTTGTGTGGATGCGACGGTTACTGCGTACTGGGTGCAGGCGATCGGTTCGATAGCAGCGATCTACTGGGCTGCACGCATTGCAAGTAGGCAGACTCACACAGCACGAATTGACCGGAAAAGAGCGCATCTTGAGACAGCAATGGCCACTCTTCTGCTCGCAGACCGCTTTCGCGAAGAGGCCATGAATGCGGCGCAACATGCGAGAAGTGCAATCATTTTTCATAGCGGATTGAAGCTCACATCTGCCAAAGACCGAGTTGAGCGCATCCACGCGAATATCGAGATTCTGTTTAAAAACAATGTTGATGCCGATGTATTGAGTATTGTTCTGAGAATCCACTCGCAGACTGGAGCAGCGCTCCGCAACATGGAGGCCGTGATCGGGGATAGTTCCAATCGAGATAACCACAAAGAGTCTGCCAGCACGGTGGTTGAGCATCTGAGTAACATTGCCCCTGATTTGAAGGCATGCACTCAAAGGATCGCGAGCGAACTTGCTAAAATTGACTAAATAAGTAGTCACGCCACCCTCACAATCTCGCGCTCATGCGCGAAGTTGGCGCGCATAGCAGAATCAATGCGGCGGCCGAGCCAAGCCACATTCGACACGGCCCAGCTGTTGCCGATGGCCTTATAGCGCGGACCGTCCGCTGCTGCGCGAGCAACCTGGTCGCGCGTCATCACCCCACCACGGAGCAGGTATTTGATCCAGTCCTGGTCAAGCTTTTCAGGGCGCATGGTGCGGCCGAAGGGTATGAGGGTGTAGTCGTCAGGGAACGCCTGAAGGCGCTCGCACTCGCGAGGCGTCAGGCGACGGACTGCCATGCCCGCCAGCACCATTGGCATGCCTTGGCCAGGCTTGCCGCCGCCGGTCGACAGCGCGCCAGTGCGGCTGCCGTCGCCACCTTCCAGGCGGATTTCGGCGCGGCTATTCTCGGCGAATGCAGCCACAATTGGCTGCCCGCGCCCAGTGCCATCCTCGCTGGCATCGAAGCCTTCGGCTTTGAGGGTGTGCGTGATGTCGCCCGTGATGCAGATAGCCTGCGCTTGGGGGCTGGATGTACTCAAAGTGCCGAAGACGCTGGTACTGCTCACGCAGTCCTGGCGCGCGTCGAAGGCGATAGCCGGTGGAATGCCGGCGTTGGCATGACTGCCAGCGTGGTTTCCAGCGCGTAGCGTCGGTGACAGGTCGTAGCAGGCGTCGCCACCGTAGTCCTTGCTGCTAAAGGCGATTGGCGCGAGCGCCACGCCGTGTTGCGCCCCGTTGTCTAGCGTGTACATCGGTGCGCCGGCGTTGCCGATACCCAGGCCGTTTTGATCCTTGCCGCGGGTAGCGTTTTGGATTGGATACGCCACCTGCTGAACCAGGAATGTCTCGCTCTCAAAATCGAAATGTGGCCCGGCATGCGCGCGGCAGGCGGTGGCAACATGTATTTCGCCTGCCTGGTTATTGCCGCCGAAAGCCATAGGGATAAGCATGCCGGCTTCGGCATCTTGCTGCGTGGCGCTACCCGCAGCTTTTCCGTTCGCCCGCAGCGTACCGGCAATCAGCGTGTCCAAACCATCGCCACGTGGGCGCTCAACGCTGCGCGCCACTGGAGCGGCTACGGAAGCAGCGAAAGCAATGTCTTTCCCGTCGACCTGTCGTGCTCCGCCAATATCCTCGGTACTGACTGGCTGCAACCCGAGGCCGCATTCGTCCTGCACTCCGCCACGGCGCGCAGCGCTCGCTCTAACTGTGCCGGCAATGTCTTGCGGCGATTCTCGGCTCGGCGGAGAATCCCGGCGCACGCCGTCGAACTCAAAAAGTACCGATGCGGGATCGAACCCCTCTCCAGCACTTGCGACAACGAACACACGACGGCGTCGTTGGGCCACTCCGAAATATTGGGCGTCGAGGGTCCGCCACGCGACTGTTCGCGCGGGACCATACACACAACCAGCGTACGCCCACTTACCCCCTGGCGGCTCGATTGGATCATCTTCGCCGGCAAGGCCAGCAAGGAAGCAGCCGAAGGCATTGTCTTTTGTGGAGAGAACGCCAGGGACGTTTTCCCAGAAGACAACGGCTGGAAGAAGTCCAGTTGCTGCGCGTCGTGCGTCAATTTCATCTGCAATCTCACAAAAAACAAGGGAAAGGTTGCCGCGCTCATCGTCGAGCGAATTGCGCAGGCCCGCAATCGAGAATGCCTGGCAAGGCGTACCGCCGCAAAAGACATCGGGCGCTGGCACGAAGCCATCGCGAACCAGGGCGGCGACCTTGGTCATGTCGCCCAGGTTTGGTACGTCCGGATAGTGGTGCGCCAGCACGGCGCAAGGGAAAGGCTCGATCTCAGCCAACCAGGCCGCGCGCCAGCCGAGCGGGCCCCAGGCGACGCTGGCAGCCTCAAGGCCGCTGCATACGGAGCCGAAGGTAATGGGCATAGTGAAGGCGTCGCGCTTCATGCTAAGATTCCTTTCAAACAACTTTGAATGCACTCGTGAAGAAATCCCATGTACTTCTTGGTATCGGACTGGTGGCGGGAGCGGTAGTTACCGGGTTCATTGGCAACTATGCAGGCCTGACGAAAGATAGCTGGCCTGGCTGGGTTCAGGCGATCGGCTCCATCGCTGCATTGGGAGTGGCGATATTCGTGATGAGCAGGCAGAATGCACATTCCGCTCGCCTTCTCGCCGAATCTGATAATCGCGTGATGACCCGCCGAGCTTCTGCAGTTTCTGCCCTTCTTGTCCGCGCCAATGAGCAACTGATAGAAGCAACTAAAAATCTCAAAGAAGCCGCGCGGGATGGCGACCAAACTAAATTTCACGTCACTTGGATTGTTATTATTCCAGTGCTTAGGCAATGTCGAAGCGCCTTGGAAATGGTGCCTGCGCATGAGCTGGGTGCCTTCAAAATGGTAAGCGGGCTCCATTCCATGATTGAGGCACTTGATTACTTTTTGGTGCTGGGTGAAGATTGGGAAACGATACCCTCTCCTTTGCACGATCCCATGTTCCAAATTCAATTTTGCGAAAGCCATCGAAATAGCGGCGCTAAAGCGCTCTCTGTTTTCAATCAAGGTGTTGACGAAATCACCGGTTAGCAACTTTTCCCATTCGACAATTGCCACGTTTTTTCCGTTAGCGGCATATTTTTTCTCGGTACGGGCTTTTGAGAAACAAGCAAACATTATTGGCTTCATGGGCGCACCTCGGCCGCAGGCCGGCGAACGACCACGACAGGCATTGCGCCCACAGTACCGCGAAAGTGTGGAGTGGCCGCCTGGCCAGGCTGTTCCGGCTCGGCGCCCAGCAGCGCCGCCCGCGAGGCGTCTTTCAGTACGTAGCGAATGCCCGCCAGGCGCACATTCCCCTGGATGAAGCGCGAGAAGATCATGCGCAAGCGGTGCTCTATGCCCGCCTCTTCGATATCGAAGCCCGCGCGCTCGCAGATTTGGTAGAAGGTGCCGGGCCCGGCCAGCATCGCCTGCAGCAATACATACGAGCGGGAGCCCTGTTTAGGGAGCGTGATGCCAGAACGGCGGCGCTTCGTCTTATTTACGCCAAAAGTCGGGCGCGCGCGATCGTCAGCTTGGCCAGTCACAATGCCACCTCCGCCAGGACAGAATCGCGCCATTTCACTTGCTGAATGGGCGTGCCGCTGGAGTGCGCCTTGCCCGTGTCCATCACGTAGGCGTGCTCCCGGCCCTTCTTCGTCGGCACCCAGTGCCCGGCGATGTTCTCTTGCAAACCGGCCTGCACCAGCAGCTGGTTGAAGGCCTTTGCGCTCTTGACGAAGCGGCTGCCCAGTTCCGTAGGTGTGTAGTAAATCTCCTGGCTGGGCGTGGCCAGGTGCGTGCGCTCCATCAGCTGCAGCATGTTGACGCCGGTCAGGGCGGCCGTGCCCTGGTTTGCGCTGATGGCCGCAGCGTTCTTGTCGAGGCCGATCAGGCGAGCGATGCCGAAGATGGCGCGGAATTCCTTGGCGGGCGAAATTGCGCTGGCCTTGGGCGCGGTCGGCGCCTGGCCCGTGGCAACGGAATGGAACGATTTATATACCTGAACTTCAAACTCAGGATCGATCCATGCCGCATAGCGCAGCACAATTAATTCCACGCCATAGCTCCCCTGCCTTGGGCCGCCACGAATCGTTTCGACCGATGCTATATTCGTAGCATCGCTCAAAATTTGTGCAAACGCCTCGACACCTGGGCTTTTGAGGAAATTCCCTGGGCGGTGCGAATCGGTTGCCTTGCCGCTTGCCATTGCGGCCTTGTGAAGGTCGTTGAGACAAAAGCGCCCAGCCTGATCGGTAGTGATCACCGTGTCTGCGATGTTGATGCTTTTCTGTTGTACAATTTGGTCCATAAATTCTTTCGCGGATTTATAGCGTTTCAAGGAAGCCCGCCTGCAAGCGGGCTTTTTTCATTTCTGGCCTTGCAGTTCCCGCAGCATTGCTTCGTAGTGCTGGCGCGTGCGGACATGGCCTGGGTCGACCGGCAATTCGCGCTCGACGTGCTCTTGCTGCTGGGCGCCCTGCTCGGCCTGCGCCGGCGCGCCGCCTTCCCGCTGCATGGTCGTCCAGGTCAAACCGTCACCTCAGAGCGCGCGATGCGCTTGAGCTCGCTGATCGACACGTCGAACACCTCGTGCATGCGGATCAACAGCGAGGCGCCGACCGGCAGGCGGCCGTGGCGAATCTTGGAGATCACCGGCGGCGCCACTTCCAGCGCGCGGGCCAGGGCGGCGTCGTTCTTTGGGCCCTTGGCCAGCAGCATGTCGAGCAATTCGTTGTTGCCGTGGGCGTCGTCCAGCGAACGGTACGGCTTGATTGCAGTTGTTTGCGTCATGTCATATTCCTAATTGATGGTGATTAAAGTGGCCGATTCCGGCCATGCGATGCTGTAGCTGTCGGGTGCGGGTTCGTTATGGCGGCTCGCGCCGCGGCACCTCATATTTCTTCGCCACCCTGTCGGTGGCATCGCGCCATTTCTGGCGCGCCTCCTTGTGCGCGGCCTTCGCCGCGCTCTCGCCCTCCCCGTCCTTGGCACCCTGCAGGTCCTTCTCGGCCTGGCGGTAGATCATCGAACGCTGGAAGATCAGCTCCTTCTCCTCGGCTGTGACCTCGGCTTGTTTATTCAATAGCTGCCTCCATGCCGTTAAACCCGCATCCGCACGACGCGCGGGACGACGCCAAAGCACGGGCGCGGTGCCGGCACAATCTGGGCCCTGTTATTTATTGATTTGGGCCTAGCTCCGCTGGAAAACGGCGGCGTATCATTCCGTTTCGGCCTGGCGTCCAGGTGATTGCGGATGATTACGATCGTGCATTCGTTCAGCACATCGCTGACGCTCTTGCGCATCGCAGTGCACGCGGCTTGCAAGGCATCCTTGTTGTCGTCCGTGATGTAGCCCTTGACGAGCGCAGTGCGTTTTTGCTTCTGTTTCATGGTTTTCTCCTGGTGGTCGGTGTTACAGGGTTTGGGTGCAGCGAAATACAGGTTGGTACTTGGTGCTGTTTTACGGTGGGCGCTCGCAGGCTGGCAATGCGCACTCCTCAAGCTGTACGCCGCGCGGCAACTGGTGCGGTTCGAGCAGAGGGATGCGCACGAAGTCATCCGCCGGGCGCGGCGGGGGAATTGGGATCACGCGGATCATGGCTTGGCGCCCACGTCGATGCCGACGGCGGCCCGCGCAGGCACGGTGTCGGAGATGGCGTTGGTAGTCGGAGGCTGGCGGCCGACGTGGCCTGGCGCTGGGACCGAGTCAGTGGCGCGGCGAGGTGTGGACGCAGCAGCCAAGTCAGGCCAAATCTTGTGCCAGTCGTCAGGGCGCAGATCTTTGCGGGAAACCTCCCCTGCGGTTGCCGTTTCGATAGCGAGGCAGTATTCGATGGGCACACTGCGCAAGCGCCAATTGCCGAGCCGTGCGGAGCTGACGTCGATCTCCTTGGCCAAGGCTGAAAGGCCGCCGCACAACTGGATTGCTTTATCTAGTGGATTCATGAAGATCATATTACACGACTTGTGTATTTCGATCAAACATTTTGTGTAACACACTCTGTGAATGTTTAGCTATTCTTTGATGATGAACAAAAAGGCAAACAATATTCCTTGGGAGCGCATTGAAGCGCGACTGGTGGAACTCCAAAAAGACCAGCAATGGCTGCGCGAAACGCTGGGCATTGCGCCCGCTGTATTGACGAACTGGAAATCACGCGGAGCGCCTGTTGGCAAAGCTGTGCCGGTGGCACGCGCCTTGGGTCTGACCACAGATCAGCTCTTGGGCCTCGACAGCTCATCCCATATTGCCGACGGCAGTCCCGTAACCGATGATGAAAGCATGGCACCTTCCACGGTCGCCATTCGCATGGTGCCAGAGCATGTGCGCGCCGGAATTACGGGCTTCGGAGCAGATCACATATTCGAGGACGGCGGCCACTTCCATATCCCGCGCCTTTGGCTGGAAGAGCGAGACTTGGCACCAGGCGCATTGCTGGCAATCAAAGTTAGGGGCGACAGCATGCGACCGCTGATGTTCGAGGGGGACGTAGTTGTCGTGAACGTCACTGACAAGAATCGGGTGAACGGCAGCGTATTTGCGCTGAATTTCAAGGGAGAGCCGGTCGTGAAGCGCCTCAAATATGAGCGCCGCGAGTGGTATCTAACATCTGAAAATCCAGACTTCCCGCAAGAGCCTTGTCGCCCTGGTGATTGCGACGTCATCGGTCGCGTCGTGCGCTTCGAGGCGCGCAATTTCAAGGATCGGCTATAAATGAAGGTCTTGATATTCGTCCTCGGCGCAATGCTTGCGCCGGTGGCCCACGCTGAGACTTGGCAATGCACGAACGTAGCATCTGGTCGCGTCTACACCGTCAGCCAGGCCGTGCCGGCCGACGCCTGCAAGCTGGTCAGCAGTACGAAGAATCCGCACTTCACAGGCCCAGCAGTCAGTGAGCAGCCAGTTCCTGTATCCATGCGTACGCAACAGTCCTGCAACAAAGAAGCGGCTCAGGACGTACAGTTCGGCATCCGAGAATTTGCCAAGTGGCACATCGAAGGCGATCACCTTGCCGTGCATTGGGTCTACGCAATCGAGAAGCAGCCTGAGGCGAAGCGCCTGCAGATGGTCACGACCTATGCGGATATGGATGCGTGCCTCGGTGGCGCTGCGCGGGAGATCATGTTCTACCGCAAAGGTAGGCTGATAGGGATTGCTTCGCCGGCGTCGGGTGTGAGGCTGATTAAATGATCTCTTAAAAATTGCATTAAATTCGTAGGTATGAGCATCTAACAATAGTGTAATCGCGATTTCAAGAAATTTAACAATTCTCAATTTCGCGTTGAGGAAATGGATCGGAACTTATATGAGCGAAGAAAAAAGTGGGCCAGCAGAATCTGGAAAGCTCAATTTTGCAGATGTTACTGAAGATGACTTCAAATTATTTTTACAAGAAAGAGTTAAAAGCCACGCTTGTCCTTCTTGTGGCACAAATGGCTGGGGAATTTTATCAGCGCCAAATATGAATTTTGGATTGATCGCTCTTTCGAAGAGTGGGGCGTTTTCAATCCCGCCTCCAAACATTCCCACTATGGGGGTTGCTTGCAACAACTGTGGCTACATTCGTCAGCATGCATTGGGCATCATCGTTCAGTGGAAGGCCGCCAAGAAAGTCGCCACATGACATACACTGTACGGACAGATGAGATCCTTCGAACCATATACCAGAATCCTTCTTCAAATGATGTACACTTCGAAGAAACAGGGTTCCGACTGATTGACATTGAGGCAACCGCGAATCATGAGAAGAAAGACACTATGAGCGCGACAACAGATAAGGATTACATTGACGCCCGACTGAAAGCGATGAGCGACAGCCTCGATCAGCGGCTGGAGACGGCTGCGGCCAAGTCGGATGGAAGACTGGAAGTCATTGAGACTCGGATGGATGCCCGAATCGCTTCTCTGGACGTGAAACTTACCACTGGCATGGCGGCCATGGATGCCAAGTTCGATGCAAATTTCGCGCGCTTTGAGTCACTACTTCACAAAACGACGGCGGATATACATAAGGCCACCACGGATACTCTCTCAAGAGTCATCGCCATCGTGTCTGGCCTGGTTGGTGTTGGGATTGCCGTAATAGTGCTGGTAATTAACAATATGGCGCCGAAGCCCGCGTCAGTTGCGCCAGCGCCGGTCGTGATCTACGCACAGCCAGCGCCGCCGACGACTACCGCCCCGCCTCAAGTGCTTCCGGCGCCTGCTGCCAAGCCCTGAATATCAGCCCGCCTCGCGCGGGCTTTTTTCCGCCTGTCACCGCAATTATTGAATATATTTCCTATTGCTAATTTCACATATACTTGATGAGCGAAACGGCACGCCTCTATGCCGCACCAGGAATAAAAATGAAAGCAATATTGGTTGCAGCACTGGCAGTTTCCCTAACTCTTTCCTTGCCAGCCTTCGCACGGGGTGGACATTCGGCCGGCCACGCAAGTCCATCTGGCCACAGCGCCAAAGCCGCAACTGGAACGGGTGCAAAAGCATCGCACGAACATGTCGGCGGCTATACAAAGAAAGATGGCACGGTCGTCAAAGGACATGACCGCTCGACCAAGGATGACACCTCGGCAAATAACTGGTCGACGAAGGGCAATACCAATCCCGAGACTGGCAAGGCCGGGACGAAATGAACGCCCTTTTCCTTAGCTTCGCCTTGGCCGCCTCTGTCGCATTGAGCGGCTGCGGCGGTGGCGGCATTGATGACAGCGACACCGTTACCTGCAAAGATGGATGGATTTCCCATTCAAAAGATAAGCAAGGTGCATGTTCCTCTCATGGCGGCGTGCGATAACTTTCTGTCGAATTTTCTTTAAGGCAGCCGCCGTGCGCGGGCTCATTAATGCCCTCGCATTCCCAATAACTTCCAAATTGGCAATATTCAAAGCATAATGCATAAATGCAACTATGCGCCGCCATCATCAAGATTAAGCAAATCCAGTTGGCCGTGGTCCAGGTCGAGCCAGAACACACCTGGCCCAGCACTGGACCGGCCGCGCTGGTGCGTGCGCAACTGTTCTTCCCTACCCTCCCCATCCTGCTGCTATCGCAACGTGTCGGCGGCTTCTCCCGCAGCTACGCCACCTTCGATATTGGGCCGCTGATCAACCAGATCAACGCTGACGAGATCGAATGGCAAACCTACCGGCCGCCACCGCCACCCGAACTGCCCTTCTAAGCAAACATACCAGCCTCGACGTTTCGAGGCTTTTTTTCGTCCGTCAAATCCTATCGTCTCCCGACACAAAAAATAATTACACAAACTGTTTGCTATGAATACACAATATGTGTAATACTTCATTCATCGAAAGCAAACACAGGAGTACGACATGTCCCGCACCCAAGCAATCGCACTGATCAAGGCCAATGCCGCCAAAGGTGACATCAAGGCATGCACGCGCCTCTTCGTGGAAAACCGCATCAGCCGTGCTGTGTATGACCAAGCTGTGGCCGACGGTCGCTCGCTGGGTGAATTTGTTGCAAAGCGTGATGCAGCCCGGAGTGCAGCATGAGCCCCGCCGAACTCGCAGCACTCGAAGCGGTCCTCGTCGCCCACGGCGAAGTGATCCCGGCAATCGCAATCCCAGCGCGCGGCTAATCGCCATGAGCGCCCGTGACGCCCTGCCCGGCCTGTTCACCGCCCCACCGGCGCGCGCAACGCTGCGCAAGTACAACGTGTCGATCAAGTTTGAGGATGGGAATTTTAAGGCAACAGCCTGGGCAGGAAGTCCGAATCAGGCGCATGAGCTGGCGCGAGTAGATGCGCGTATGGCGTCTTGCACCGGCACGTTTTATGGCCGCGAGCTGGGCTGGTCTGCCGAGTTGGCAAAGGTTTAGCGGTCGCCCGCGCCGTAGTTCAAGGCGGGACAGGCCGGCGGGCCGGATAAATGCCCTGTGGGATCAGCATGCCCCGATTGATCTTCGTGAGGATCAGGCGCCCGGGGAAGCCCGGCGCCGCAACCAACCTTGAAGGAAATACAGCATGTCGAATTTCAATGAAAACCAGAAGGTGAATGTGAAAGGCACGAAGACCGACCCGGCAGCGCGCCCTGGCAAGTTCGTGCAGACGCACCCAGGCGCGCGCGGCGACTTCCTGGAAGTGCTGCTGGACGGCTCGACGCAAAGCCAGCGCTTCCGCCCTTCGCAGGTGTCGGCAGCCTAATTTCACCCCGGCCAGTCGCCCTGGCCCGTTTCGCCGGCGTAACCGGCGGCCAAGACATGACCATCGAATCTGCCGGGGTGATTGCCGAGCAGGTACGGCCAGATTAATCACCTGGTGTCGGCGTCCCACGAGGGATTCTCGATGGTCATGTGTTGGCGGCCCACCAGCCGCAGGAATCACACGCCCGACGGATTTTCTCGGGTCGCCAGCAACCAATTAACCAGAGGAGCAGAACAATGAATTGCGACTGCGTCAAAAGAATCGAAACGAACCTGGCCAGCTCGCCATTCATCGTGGCCAAGGCCGGCAGCGACATCCAAGTCGAATGCCAAGCCACCGGCTTTGCCATGACGGACGACATGGGGCTGCTCAGCACGATCAACATCCCGTTCCGCATCCGTGGCACAGGCAAGGGTTTCACAAGCGCCAAGGGCAAAGAAATGCCTTGCGTCGCCAGTCATTGCCCGTTCTGCGGCCGCACGACCGGGCGCTACGTGGTCGGCGAGGACGCCGGCATCGCAGCTGCAATGCACCCAGCAGGTGCAGCATGAGCTACATCATCACCATCCGCACCGCCAGCACGGTGCACAGCTTCGCCGCCATCGGCAATCTGGCCGCGCTGATCGATGCCGCCTACGACGACGGCGCCCTGGGCGTCACGGCAATGGTGCGGCCATGATCGGCGCCATGCAAAAGGCGCTGATCGAGATTGGCATGCTCAAACCTCGCAGTGGCCCGGTCACGCCACAAAACCCATCGCGCCGCGCCGTGGCGCGTGTCAAGAACCCATTGCCAGCACCGACCGAATGCCCGAACTGCGGGGCACCCGTCGAGTTAATCAATAACAGCGCGATTTACGCCGGCCGCCAGTTTGGCGAGTGGCCCTGGGTCTACAAATGCACGTGCAAGGAATGCGACAGCTACGTGGGCCTGCATCCTTTTACGGCAATCCCGCTGGGCACGCTCGCCGATGCGCGCTTGCGTCGAGCGCGGAAACAAGCAAAGGACGCGTTTAACCCCATGTGGCAAAGCGGCGAAATGACGCGGGATGCTGCTTACGCATGGCTGGCCGCCTCGCTGGGGATTGGCGACGTGAACGAGTGCCACATCGGCTGGTTCGATGTTGCGATGTGCGCCCGGGCAGTTGCGGTTTGCGATCCCGATGGAAGCGGAAAGCAAACCGTGGCCACCGACGATCTGCTGGCCCTTATCGCGAAGGTGCGCCAGATGCAGCGGAATTTTGAACTGTGCCTGACGAGCAAACAGGACGACTGGCTCGAAGACATTCTCGATAGCGCCGAATCTGGCGCGCCGCGAGTCTCCGCAAATGGCCGCAAGTTTTTGGAAACCTGCGCAAGCGGCTTTTACTCGGATGGAGTCGCGCCATGATCGCCCTCTTCCATCGCCTGCTGGCCGCCCACCGCCACTACCAGGCGCAGCACCAGCACAGCATGAACAAGATGCGCCTGGCCGGCGTGCGCCGCGAACTGGCCGGCCTCGAAGAAATGCGCAAGGAATTGATCACTGCACAGATCGAAGCGCTGATCGACCTGGACGCATCCGCCGCGCGCGTGCAGCGCCTGGGCCGCGCCCGCCGGGAGGCGCAGTGGACGTCGTCAGCCAAGCCGTGATCGACGTGGCCAGCCAGGCCCTGCGCAACTGGCATGCCGGCCACGCCATCGTCTACGCCGTCCGCCTGGCGCTGTTGAAGGCAGAAATCATAAAACTCACAAGGAAAAAGTCATGAATGCAGCAACCCAAGAGGGTCAAACGGCCCTGCAAACAGCGCAGTACGGTCAGGGTGACCTGTCCGTCGCAAGCACCAGCAGCGCCTCCCTGATCCTTGATGTTGCGAGCATGGACAGCATCATGCGCCTGGCCGACATCATGGCCAAGGGCCGCTCAACCATCCCGGATCACCTCAAGGGAAGTTCGGCCGACTGCGCTGCTGTCGTCATGCAGGCCATGCAGTGGAAGATGAATCCCTTCGCAGTGGCGCAAAAGACGCACCTGGTGAACGGCACGCTCGGATACGAAGGGCAGTTGGTGAACGCGGCCATCCAGTCCAGCGGCGTCACCCGCGACCGGTTCAATTACGAATGGTTCGGGACGTGGGAAAAAATCATTGGCAAAACGCGCGTCTGCGAGGCGGCTGCCAAGGGCAAGCCAGGCGATAAAGACTACAAAAAAGCTTATCAATACCGCGTTCCGGATTATCCCATGCAAGACGAAGAAGGCTGCGGCGTGCGCATTTGGGCGACGCTGCGCGGCGAAAGCGAGCCGCGCTATCTCGAACTGCTGCTGGTCCAGGCCACCGTGCGCAATTCGCCGCTCTGGGCGACCGACCCGCGCCAGCAATTGGCCTACCTCGCTGTGAAGCGCTGGAGCCGGCTGTACGCCCCTGACGTGATCTTGGGCGTCTATACGCCCGACGAGCTTGAAGAAACGAACCGCGAAATGCGCGACATCACGCCGGCAGCGCCAGCTGCAGATGACCGCACCATCGATCAGCTACCGGAATGCACTGACGAACTGTTCAAGCAAAAAACGCCGGAATGGCGCCAGACCATCCACAGCAAGAAGAAAACGCCGGCGCAGCTGATTGCCATGCTCAGCACCCGGGCGACCTTCACCGAGGCGCAAAAAATGACAATCGACAGCTGGGCGCACGAAAACGACTAATCGCCACAACCAACAATAAAACCACCGAGGACACATCATGCAACGCGAAAACACACTCACCCGCGAAATCCACAACCTGCTCCAGGGCAGCGACGACTGGCACGCTTTCCGCTTCGACCACCACGGCGCCAGCGAGGCGGCCGCGATGCTCGGCCTGTCAAAAAAAGTCACCCGCAGCGAACTGGTGCGCATGAAGGCCACCGGCTTGGCCAAGGAATTTAGCGACTGGGTGCAGGAAAACATCCTGGACTATGGCCACGAGGTCGAAGCGCTGGCACGCCCGTTCGCCGAACGCATCATCGGCGACGAACTCTATCCAGCCACCCTGTCGCTGGGCCGCGAAAGCGCCTCGTGCGACGGCCTGAACATGGCCGAGACCATCGGCTTTGAGCATAAGCAATGGAATACCGAGCTGGCGGCATCGGTTCGCGCCAACGTGCTGCCAGAAGAGCACCAGCCGCAGGTCCAACAGCAGCTGATGGTGACCGGCGCCGAGAAGTGGCTGTTCATGACGTCCGACGGCACCGATGAAAACATGGTCTGGATGTGGGTGTATCCGGACACCGCCTGGTTCGCGCGTATCGTCGCCGGCTGGGAGCAGTTCGATATCGACGTCGCCAATTACACACAGGTGGACATTGCCGAGAAGCCAGCGGCCGAGCCTATCGCCGCCCTGCCCGCCCTGGTCGTCCAGACCGAAGGTAAAGTCGTCAGCAGCAACTTGGTGGCGTACAAGGCCGCCGCCGAAAAGTTCATTGCCAAAATCAACACCAAACTGGAAACCGACGAAGACTTCGCCAATGCCGAAAACACCGTCAAGTATTGCGGCGAGGCTGAAGATAAGCTGGAACTGGCCAAGGCTGCTGCCCTGGCACAGACCGCGACCATTGACGAAGTAATGCGCACGGTCGACCACATCAAAGCGCAGTTCCGCGCCAAACGCCTGGAGCTGGAAAAGCTGGTCAAGACCCGCAAGGAACAGATCAAAGAAACCATCCTGAACGAAGGCCGGCACGCCTTCACCGCCCACATCGCCGCGCTCGAAACCGAAATCACGCCGCTGCGCCTGCAGCAGCCCCAGCCGGATTTTGCAGGCGCCATGAAAAACAAGCGCACCTTGGGCAGCCTGCGCGATGCCGTCAGCACCACGCTGGCCAATGCCAAGATCGCCGCCAACACACAAGCCGCCGACTACCGCGCCAAGCAGGCCTGGTGCCGCGAACACGCCGCTACCTACGGTTTCCTGTTCATGGACATGGCCAACATCATCGGCAAGCCCATGGAAGACTTCCAGCTCGTCATCACCACCCGCATCGCGGACCACAAGCGCGCGGAGGAAGCGAAGGCCGAAGCCGAGCGGGCACGGATCCGGGAAGAGGAGCGCGTCAAGGCAGAAAAGGCAGCCGCCGAGACGATCCGGCTGGCCCAGGTCGAATCGGACCGCCTGGCAGCTGAGGCAGCGCAGGTCGAGCGCGAACGCGCGGCAGCCGACACGCAGCGCCGGCTGGCAGAGCAAGCCTCGCTGATCGCTGCCGAGCGCGCCGCCGAGCCGGTCGCCCAAGTTGCAGCGTCCAAACCTACCGCCCCTATTGTCGCCCGCCGCGCGCCGGCCGCCGCCGCACCTGTCCCAGCCCCGAGCCGCCCAGCGCCAGCACCTGACCTGCTCGACGCCGCTGCCGATGACCTCTACCCATCCGACAGCGACATCCTCGATGTGATGTTCGAGCAGTTCGGCCTGACGGCAGCCGAGGCCATCGAACGCCTGGCCAAGTTCGACTTTGCCGCTGAGTACGCTGCCCTGAACACCAAAGCAGCATAAACACCACCTCGCCCACCACCAGGAGAAACCAATGAATACAGCAGTCGCAGCACCACAAATCACCCTGCAAGCCATTCAATCCTCGCAGATTGCCGCCATCGGCCACTGCCCGGCGACCGAGACCCTGGCCGTGCAGTTCTTCCGCAAGGGCGCGCCGGCGGACGTGTACCACTACGCCAACGTCACGGCAACCGACTATGCCGCCTTCGCCGGCGCCGAATCCATCGGCAAGCACTTTTACGCGCACATCAAGCCGCATACCGACAAGCACCCGTACACGAACAAGGGCACGCCGGCCGTCGAGCTGGCGCCGGTCAAGCTGAGCAAGGAACTGCTGGCCGGCCTGCTGACGGGCCGCGAATACGGCCGCGAAATGGTCAAGGAAGAAGAGCAGCAGGCCAAGGCCGCCGGCCTGATCGTGATCTTTGGCGCCAGCGACGACCTGATGGAGTTCCGTGGCTTCGTGAACGACGAGCGCGAAGCCCCGACCATCGCGCTGATCGACGCCAAGGGCTTGCTGCCGTTCCGCGAGGATATCCAGCACGACGACGATGCACTCAAGGATTATTTCGCCCGGGCGCCGCAGGTGCGCGCCGTGGATGCCCTGTGGGCCAAGGAAGACGGCTACAGCTGGACTTACCGCACCGACGTGCCGCACGCCACGTTCGAAATCGTAGAAGACGGCGAGCCGTATTGCCGCGGCATCGTGATCGACGCGGCTGACCTGGCGCCAGCGGTGTGATGGCCCGGCACCACGCGGGAGCACCGCCTTGACAGAAATCGTGCTCATGAAAATGGCCAACATCCTCGTGCCGCACGACGAGGCGGCGGCCGATTTCATCCAGAAGATGAAGGCCGGCGCGCTGATGCACGCCGACTTCAAGAAGGTGCGGAACTACCAGTTTCACAAAAAATACTTCGCCCTGGTGACTTTCGCCTTTGATCAGTGGGAACCCCGCGGCGGCCTGACCTACCAGGGCCAGCCAGTGGCGAAGAACAAGGAGCGCTTCCGGAAAGACATAGCGATCCTGGCCGGCTTCTTCGAATCGACGGTGAACCTCAAGGGCGAAGTACGTCTGGAGGCGAAAAGCATTTCGTTTTCGCAGATGGACGAGATCGAGTTCGAGGCGCTGTATAGCGCGACCATCGACGTGATCTTGTCCCGGATTTTGACCAAATACACCAGGCAGGACCTGGAAAACGTAATTAACCAGCTGCTGGCATTCACATGAAAGCCAGCAGCAGCAACGGAGAAGATCATGGATCAGTTGAAAGAGGCGGTAGCGGCAGCGTTTGACAAGGTGGTCGCATCCGGCGCCATCGAGGAAGCAATTCATAAGCAAATCGGCGCGGCCGTCACCGCCGGCATCAACGAGCACCTGCGTGATTACAGCGACTTCGGCAAAGCGCTCAAGGCCAAGATTGGCACCCTGATCGAAATCGACCTGGACACAATCGACCTGCCGTCATATCGCCAACTGGTAGGCGACATTATTAAGAAACGCGTCGGCGCTGTCATGTCCACGGAATTCACCGAGAAACTGGACAAGGATATTGCCGAACTGCTGGAGCCGGTGCCGGACTCCATCACGCTGCAAGCGCTGCTGGATGAGTTCATCGAAAGCAAGAAAGACGCGTGGAACGCGCATGAGCTGCGCGGCGAGAAATTCACACTGAACATCAACCGCAGCGAAAACTGTGATGACTACCTGGATGTTTCAATCGATGAAGACCCAAACCAAAGGCGGCACTCGTCCTGCGCCATCCACCTGCGCATCCGGGGAGACGGTGAGGTGTGGGCGCTCAGCCTCGGTGGCACCGACATCAAGAACAAGATTTTCGTCGGACCGCTCTTCAATTTCGAAAAGCGCCTGTTCCAGATGTACACGGCCAAGACCCGCCTGATCATCGACGCAAACGCGGAAGCCGAAGACTTCGACACTACATTCCCTTACAACGATTAAGCGAGCAGCCGCCATGTTTTTCAAGAATTTGCAGATTTACCGCTTGCCCGCCGCTTGGGCCATGACGGCCGCCCTGCTCGAGCAGGCGCTGGCGCCGCACCAGTTCACGCCGGCCACCAGCATGGACCTGGTACGCCAGGGCTGGGCCGCACCTCGCGGCGCCGGCGCGCCGCTGGTGCACGCCGTGAGCGGCCAGTTCCTGCTGCAACTTAAAACCGAGAAGAAGCTGCTGCCATCGACAGTGATCAACCAGGTGGCCGCCGCCCGCGCACTGGAAATGGAAGAAGCCCAAGGCTTCGCGCCCGGCAAGAAAGCCATGAAGGAACTGAAAGAGCGCGTCACCGACGAGCTGCTACCGCGCGCGTTCGCCATTCTCAGCACCACGGCCGTGTGGATCGACTCGGTCAACGGCTGGCTGGTGGTGGACGCGGCCAGCCCGGCCAAGGCCGATGAAGTGATCAAGCTGCTGCTCAAATCCGTCGACAAGCTGCCGCTGGAAAGCCTGCGCGTGCAGCGCTCGCCGGTCGGTGCCATGACGGAATGGCTGCAAACGGGCGATGATCCGGCTGGCTTCACGGTCGACCAGGACGCGATCATGCGCGCCACAGGCGAAAGCAAGGCCCAGGTGGCATACAAGCGCCACACACTGGAAGCGGACGATATCCGTCGCCACATCGCCGCCGGCAAGCAGTGCACCCGCCTGGCCATGACCTGGAGCGACAAGATCAGCTTCGTGCTGGACGAGAGCCTGGCCATCAAGTCAGTCAAGCCGCTGGAAATTATCAAAGAAAGTACCACGCGCAACGACGACGAGCGCTTCGACAGCGATTTCGCCCTGATGGCGGGCGAGCTGGCCAAGATGCTGGCCGACTTGGTCGAGGCGCTGGGTGGCGAGGCCGACGTGGAGACGCAGGCGTCGGGCCCGGCTGCTGCCGGCCAGCAGAAGACCGAGCGCGCCGTGAACTTGACTGCCGATCTGTACAAGCTGCGCAACCGTTATCGCGATGTGCTCAACGAGCTGTATGAAAGCACCGTGCAGCCGGCCGTTGCCCGCGTGCGCGAGCAAATGGAGCAAACCGCCGAAGGCGCGATTAAATCGGCGCTGACGCTGGCCAAGGAACTTCCTGGCGGCTCACAATCCGCCGACCTGTTCCTGGTAGCCGCCGCTGAGATCATGGAACCGAGCCCACGGGCGGCAGCGGGCGATGCCCCTGTCCGCCAGCAGCGTCCGGCGCTGCAGCTGAATGGCGAAGCAGCAGCCGTGCCGCCTGGCGACGGCAGCGCGACCGATCCGCTGTACGACCAGGCCGTCGAGGTCGTGCGCACGCACCAGCGCGCGTCGATCTCGCTAGTGCAGCGCCACCTGCGGATCGGCTACAACCGGGTCGCTCGGCTGCTGGAGACAATGGAAGGTGCCTGCGTGGTCAGCGCGCAAGCGTCGAACGGCGCACGCGAGGTGCTGGCGGAAAGTGACGTGAAATGATCTCACTCTGGCTCCACCGACAGCTTGGGCCTAACCGCAGCGCTGATTTCGCTCATTGCTGCAGTCATATGAGTATTGGCTCTGCTGATAATTACGTGAAGCTTGAGCAAGCGGAACTCATGCTGCATGATATCTGGTTCAGGATTGAAGGTATCCAAGATTCCTTGAGTCGCCACACCGACGGCAAAGATGTCAGCGTTGACCCTTGCAATATTCTCAGCGCAGTCGCTTCCCAAGCCAGACAGTTTCAAAATATCTTCGGAGGAAAGCTTGTGGCAGCTTTTGCTCCAAGCCACAAGCTCTCGGAGAGCACCCTCTGTAATACTGCCGCCGCCAACTGTAATGACAAAATATTCATTGAATCGTTGAATTTCGTCGGAAAGTTTCCTCAGAAGGGTCCAGTGTTCGGCTGCAGCCAATATAGCAACGATGCGCTCTTTTCTATGGCGCTCCCGCTCGCCTTTGCCAGCAAGCCAGATAGCAGCCCATATGGAGACGACTGCCCCAATTGCCTGCATCCACCCGGCAGCCTCGCCCGAACCAAAACCTTTACATTCAACTGCGCGCGCAAAGCCACAAAGCAAAGTTGCCAAGAGGAGCAAAGCAGTGAGCCAACCATACCAATTTTGTCTAGTAATTTTTATCATGGAGCAATATTAGCATGAGCAAAGAGCGCCCTATTCTCATGAACGGCGCCATGGTGCGCGCCGTACTCGACGGCAGCAAGACGCAGACGCGGCGAGTCATGAAGCCGCAGCCAGTGCCGATTCCTGGGGAGCCTGGCAAGCACTGGTGGCCTTCGAATGCAGCGCAGTCGATGATGCGCGTCGAGGATAGCTTCCAGAAGCATCCTGGCATTTTCGATGATGCTTGCCCGCACGGCGTGCCAGGAGATCGTATCTGGGTGCGCGAGACATTCGCCATTGACGATGACGGCTACTTCGAATCGGCCGTGTATCGCGCGGACCAGGTGGCGCTGCCCGTACTGCCGGCCACGCGCAAGCCGAACAAATGGCGGCCATCGATACACATGCCGCGCTGGGCCAGCCGGATCCAGCTGGAAATCGTGTCGGTGCGCGTCGAGCGCCTGCAGGATATCAGTGATGCCGACATAGTTGCCGAGGGCATTGATATGGAAGCACTGGCGGAATCGCAGGATCGCTACGACATCGTGTGCAAAGGGTCTGGCGCCAGCGGTCGCGCAACCGAGCGCACGGTCTGGCGCGATCTGTGGGAATCGACCGGCGGAGACTGGGATGCGAACCCGTGGTGCTGGGCCATCACCTTCAAGCGAGTGACGCCATGAACCCGCGCATCTATAAGAAGCAGGCAAAGCGCGCCGTCCAGCTGCTGCGCAGCCATGGCGATACGACGAAATATGCCCCATCGGGCGAGCAAGGCCTGGCTGACGAGCCATTCTCGTGGAAGCGCTCCAAGTGGCTGCGCCAGCACCGCCCCGCCGAATACGGCCTCTGGCAGCGCATTGGCGGCATTCCAGAGGTTGCTTGGCAAGACTTCGATGGCGAGTGGGATGGCCATGATTCACGCATCGGCTGGGAGCGCCATTACGATCACGCCCGTTTGCCAGGGGATTACTGGGAAGGGCCGGAATGGGAGTGCGGCGGCAAGCCGTGGCCGCGCATGACCACCAGCGATCGCATGGGCATGTGGCGCTACGGCCAGATTGCGCCAGGCTGGCGGTGGCGCGGTGGGCGAGCCGTAAAGGTGAAGCCATGACCGACAACGACGAAGTGCCGAACAGCGAACGCAGCCACGGCGCCGCGCGCGTGGCGGCGGCCCTGATCCTAATTTACGTGGCGGCGACCATTGCGGGCGTCTTGGCCGCGACAACCTGAAAGGCGGATATGAAAAAGATAATTGAAGCAGCACCAGTCATACGCGATGCTCAAGGCTGGTATGAGCATCCTGATCTGCCACCCTTTGACGAAGGCGATGCCGCCAAATTCAAGGAATGGATAGACGTCCAGGGGCTGGAGGTTCAACGCGTCTGGATGGACGGCGACGCACCCGACTTGGCAGAGCGTTACCTGGAAGGTGATGGCGATCCGAGCGCATTAGTCGACTGGCAGCCCACGGCGCCAGGCCCAGGCTGGTTCCTGCTCGCGCTGTACGACGAAGAGAACGATGGCCCAGTGGCATGGTTCGCGCGCCGCGCGTCGGCGGCGCAATGAGCAGCCGCACCCCAGCGCCCGCGCCGGAAACTCCGGCCGAGGCCGCCTACAAGTTGGACCGCGCCGTGCTGCGCGCGATCCACACCTGCCAGCCCGTGCTGTTCGACGGCAAGCAGCACCACTTGCGCGCCATGGGTGCCCAGGTGCTGGGCGGCGGCGTGTCGTCCGTGATTTACCTGATGGGCGACGCGACGCCGCGCCAGCCCAACGAAATAACTTTTTTGGAGCATGCAGAATGATCAACAACGAGCAACGCAATCCGCCTGTCCGTGCAACGCCCATCGATTCATTCCAGGGCCGCGTACAGCCTTGGATGATGGCGTGCTTCGGCGCCGAAATTTCGGCCGATGGCGCCGAGCGCAATCACCGCTTCCTGGAAGAATCGCTGGAACTGGTGCAAGCGTGCGGCTGTACGGCCAGCGAGGCGCACCAGCTGGTCGATTACGTTTTCGGCCGCCCGGTCGGCGAGCGAGCGCAGGAAGTCGGCGGCGTCACGGTCACCCTGGCCGCGCTGTGCCTTGCCCAGGGCTTGGACATGCACGCCGCCGGCGAGACGGAGCTGGCCAGGGTCTGGACGCAGGTCGAGGCGATCCGCGCCAAGCAGGCGGCCAAGCCGAAGCATTCGCCGCTGCCAGCTGCTGCGCCTCAGCCGATCATCGGGCGGCTGATGGATCAAATCTCGGCGCTGCCTGTCCTGTGGGGTTTAAATGAGCCGGGCGCGCTGCTGCGCAACAGCGACGTGTTCCGCGTGCTGGTCGCTGCTGGCCGCGAGCAAGCCGCCCTGGAACACGCTGCTGACGTGGCGGCCGGGAGCGCACCATGAACATGAGCGATGTTGAAATGCGCCACATCGCCGAAATTGTGGCGGCGCTGGGCAAGGCTGGCGGCAAGCGTACTGCCAACACGGCCGGCGAACTGAACAGGCAACAGATCTGCGCTGCGCTCGGCGTCAGCGAATCTACGATCCGCCGCCTCGAGCAGGCAGGATTGCCATATACACCGGTCGGCGCGCGCTCCAAGCGCTACGACCTTGAAGAATGCAAGAACTGGTTAAAGGAGAACAACCAATGTCCATCTGGGACGACAAAAAAGGCAGGAAGCACGTCGGCATCATGGTCGATGGCAAAAGAATTCACAGAAAGCTGCCGGAAGGCGCAACTACGAGTGATGCCAAGTTAGCTGAGGCAGAGCTGCGCGCAGCGGTTGCGCGAGCTCCGAAAAGCCAGCAGGTGCACATTCCCGGCGACCCGCCCATGGCCTTCATCCTCGCACTCTACGTCGAGCACGCCGCCAGTTTGCGTAGTAGCGACACGTCGAAGCATCATGCGAAACGGCTTGGACCTTGGGCGGAGCGCTACAAAGCAAGCCAGGCCCAGGAGTTTGCCGATCATGTCATCCGTGACATGAGCAAGCTCATACCAAATAAGAAATCCGGCAAACTGGAGCCTGCCTATGCGCCAGCAACGGTGAACCGGTCATTGGCCTGTGCAAAAAAAGGATTGCAGCTGGCATGGCGCCAGCGCCTCATTCCTGAAAACTATGGCTTGCGGATCGATAACGTGGCAGTCAATAACAAACGCGAGGTGTTTCTCACGGTTGAGCAAGTAAGGAAGATCGCATCCTTCTGCACGCCGATTGCGCAGGCCGCGATATGGGCAGCACTGCTGACTGGGGCGCGCCGCGGTGAACTGTTCCAGATTCAGCGTGAGCATATTGGAAAAGATTCGATCACCTTCCCCGCCAGCAATACTAAAACACTTCGCATGCGCGTGGTGCCGATCATCCCGGCCTTGCGGCCATGGCTGAAATATTTTCCATTGGAAATGACGTTGTACGGCGTGCAATCGTCCTGGCGCCGCGCGCGCGTGAAGGCTGGCATGCCTCATGTGAATTTCCATGACCTGCGCCATTCTTGCGCAAGCATCATGCTGGGCCTGGGCGTGGACCTGTACACCATCAGCAAAATTCTCGGCCATGCCAATGTGCAAACAACCCAGCGCTACGCACACTTGCAGGTTGATGCTCAGCGCCTGGCGCTGGATAAGTTATCGGCACTGGTGGTGGCGAAGTAA